GTGGTGAGTCGGACAAGTCGAACCTTTTTCGACCCCCATACCCCAAGTCGGTCGAACCCCCGCCAACGCCAGGCCGGCTCGCTTGGTCCCCCGGCCCCCCACCTACCTACCCGGTAGTGAAGTCCCGTCAGTCCTGCCCCCGCCAGCACATCTCTCCGCATCAGGCAACCCCGGCCCCTGAGTGAGGTATCCCTCGCCCGGCCAGCCGCCGAGCCTTGGCACTTAGGGGGGTTGCCGTGCCCTCTCGCGCAGTCTCATCCCTGCGCCCGTTCCCGGCTTGTGGGCGACTTCCTCCGTCCTGTTGTTCTCCCCTTGCCAGTGGCGTGCGGCAGTCTGCCTCTGACGCAGGTTGAGCCGCACCCTCACGGCCACGGCCACTACCCGGGGGTGGCCGCATTTCGATCCTACGGCCGCGGTAGACAAGGCGCGGTATTCGTCCTATGTGGTCGGCAGGTTGTATGCCCGGTCACTTCATATGCACCCGGGCGGCTGAATCCCGCGGGCGTCATCAACTCGGCGCGCCTTCCTCGCCTCCCGCTTGCAATGCCCGCAGTGGCCGCAGCGTGGAGCGCCCCACAGCACGGCGATGGCACAGGCCATGCGATCGGTGCCCGGGCCTAGCTGATACCAGACCGACATGACAGCCAGGATGCTCATGACGGCAAGGAACACGACGGTGCCCATGCACTCAGTATCAGGCTGTCCGCACCGGGAGGGCAAGGCAAAGAATCGTCTGGGTGGACGTGGGAACTGGCACGCTTCCTGTTGTCCCCGCCTTGCTGGACTGATCCTATCCACCCTGGCAATAGGGCAATGTGGCCCGTTACGCGACAAAGCCCCGGGAGCTCGCCGCGGGGCTCTGTCATCGACGATCGATCTTAAGGGCCGATTGTCGCCGTGATTGTACGGCGAGCACCCCGGCGGCGTCCAGACTTTAGGCGGTGGGAGTCGTGGGGACAGGCGTCGGCGGGGGGGGCGGCGTCGGCGCGGCCGGGTCGATGGCGGCGACGCTCGCCGTGTTGGCCTTGATCGCGGCGGTCTGAGCCTCGATGCTGGTGAGGAGAGCCGGGTCGGGCGGCAGGCCAGCGGCAATCTGCGCCTTCAGCGCGGCGATGTCAGCGCCCACCCTTGTCGCCCCATCCGAGATTGCCTGCGTGTTCGCCTGCACCGCTGTGATGAGGTCCTGCACATCCTGGTCAACTGTTGCCATGCCGTCCTCCAATCGGTCGATCCTGCCAGCCAACAAGGTGATCGCGGCCCGGGCATACGGGTCCCGCATGAGCAAGAGGTGATCCTCGAGCCTAGCCACGGGCTCACGGTAGCAGGGGTGGAGACGGCAGTCACTTGCGTGCCTTCACCTTGCGCGGCACCTTGGCCTTACGGACGGGCTTGGGCTTGCGGGGTGCCTTCGGCTTCTTGGGGGCCTTCACTCGGCCGCAGCCGGGAGTTCGGGGCTATCCAGATCCTCGGTCGGCACCCATCCGCCGACATCGCCAGCAACGGGCAACCACGCATGCTGCCCTACATAGTTGCCACCATCGGCCTCAGTAATCCGCCAACCTATGCTCCACAGCCGACGTTCACCGATGCCGACAGCGCGTTCCCGTAGATCCTCCAACCTCTTCGGGACAAACGTTGCCTCTACCACCAGGTGAGGATTGGCGTGAGCAAGTTCGTCCAGCGCTCGGTACTTCACCTCGGCCGCGTGGCGTAGTTGCCGCCGGTCTGAGCCGGGCGGCGCTGGCTGGCGAGTTTGCGCCGGCGGGCCTCGCTGGCGTTGTGCTGACGGCACTCCACCCGGACATTCCACTCTTCGTCGGGGCCGTTGTTGTCGATGTGGGCCACGGTCAAATCTTGGGTGGTGCCGCAGCGCCAGCAGAAGGCGCCGGGGACCAGCAGGAGCTTGCGGAGGTTGCGGTGGGCGGCGGTGTCGTACCTGCGAGGGCTCACGGCTGTCTTGAGCCAACGACCGCGATCGTCTCCTCCTCAAGCGTCGGATCCACTGGGTAGGCATCAAAGTCGTCACGCCAACGACAGAGGAGCGCCCGCATGCGGTCGATCTCAGCGAGCAGCATCGGCACGTCCTCGGCGTAGGCCACGCTCCATGTCGGGTGCTCGCGGGCAGCATCAGCGTAGGCACGCATGCGAGCGAGGTGAGGTTCGATCACACGCCCTACCTTACCTGAGCACCTCAGACATTGGCAGTGTGGCCGTTGGACTGCGGCGAGCCCAAGCCGGTCGTGCCTTCGTCGGGGACCACGACTACCTCACCATCGGCGACGGGCTTGGGGGCTGGCAGCGGCTTTTCCTTCTTGGGAGCGGCGATGGATTCGATTGGCCCGGTGTTCAAGGCGGCCCACAGCTTGGTCGCAGCGCCGCCCATCTGCGGCTTGTTCAGGTCCTGGCGGGCCTCGTCCGGTGTCTCCATGCTGCTGCCGATCATCAGCTTGTGGGCCTGAACGAGGGCCTCGAGGTCGGGGCGCAGGCGGCTGTCCATGTCGAAGGAGGTGAAGCATCCGGACCAGTTGGGCTCGGCGACGTCGGTGACGAGCTGGGCATCGAGCTCATCAGTGAAGGTGGTCGCATGGGGGCCAACGAGGTCTCGAAGGTAGAAGCTGCGGAGCTCCTTGACGTTGCCCAGCGCTGCCTTTTCCAACACGCCCATCAAGACTGGCGGCATCGAGTAGGCGGCGAAGACTTCCTCCCTGGTGATCTGGGTGATCTCGACGATGGCATTGTGGGCGGGGGTGGTCGACAGGGGGGTCGGCTCGCCGGTCGAGAAGATCACGTTGCCAGCGTTCTCCGGACCGCCATAGTCCCGGGTGAAGCTGTCCCGCAGCCAGCGCTCCTCCTGGTCGGTCGGCTTCTTGGCGATCTTGACGTGCAGGCTCGGGCTAGCACTGTTTTGGAACCAGGAGAGGAGCTGGCGGTTGATGGCGTTCTGCAGGCCGTGGGAGCTGGCGATCGGCTCGAGCGGGCTCACGCCGAGCTCGCCGTCCTCGCTATCACCCCAGTGGAAGTGGATGCAGTCGGCTAGCAGGATCTGGCGCCAGGTCCAGCTTGGCGCCTCCTGGACGACGAAGTGGAGGATGGGGCCGAGGCCGGTCCCGGTGCCGCCGTACACCAAGCCGAACTGGGCCGCGCGGACGGGCAGGGCGTAGCGCCAGGGCCAGTAGCGCAGGGCAACGACCTTGCCGGTCTGGGGGTCACGCTCCTTCTCGACCAAAGCGTTGCCCTTGACGAAGTAGTCCCAGAAGAGGCGGCGGGCGAGGCGATTGCGGGATGTGCGGATACGGGGCAGGCGCAGCAAGTTGGCGAGGCGCTGCTGGTCGGACAGGGGGCCGGGCGAGACGTTGACATCGCCGCGGACGATCTGGCGGTCACCGTCGGGGAGGTACTGGTATGCCTGCAGGGGGAGTGGGGCGAGGCCTCGGATGAGCGTCTGCACGGCGCCGTAGACCCAGGGATTGTGCCTGTAGATGTCGCTGTAGCTGGCCCACATCTGCTCGCCGGTTGGCTTGCTTGCCAGCGGGACCTGGCCCTGGCCGCTGAGGGAGAACGGGCCGCCGTAGGACACATCGTCCAGAAAGCCACGTTTGCGGACGGTAGAGAGGCCTTGTGGGGTCATCACTCGCATGCGTCTCATTCTGGCGCAGCATGAGACGGCGTTAAACGGAGGGAGCGGAGTAAAGATTCCGCTCCCTCCGTTTGTTCCCTAACCACGCCCAACCCCGCCATGCCCGAGCGTACCCTGACACACCACGTCCAGCCGGACCTAAAAGCGGACTACCGAATCCCGTACCAAACCCCGATCTTGCCTCGGCCAGCCTTACCGCACCGCACCAAACGGCGGCGCACCTCGCCAAGCCGTGACTTGTCCTCACCGCACCAAAACCCCACCGCGCCGAGGCGTACCCAACTGGACCGCGCCACGCCGAACCTTGCCTTGCCCCGGCTCGCCAAGCCCTACCTTGCCGCTGCGAGCCGTACCGAACCGGGCCTTGGCACGCCGGGCCTCACTCAACCACGCCTGAGCACTACTCGAATCGCACGATGTTGAACCGGCCGTAGGTTGGCCGGAAGTCTCCGATGCCGATCACTCGGCCAGCCAGCGTCAGCGTCTCCAACAGGTCTCGGGGCTGGACGTATTCGGCCCCGTCATCGTTGCGCCAAACGTAGGACTCCACATCGTCCGTTTTCTTGGCCCGGGAGTTCTTCGCAGCGGCCGATTTCTCGGCCACAGACTCCACCGACCACCGGTGAAACAACAGCGCCGACGACCCTTCGAGGGTGACTCGGACCAACGCCGGTTCAGCGTACTGGATGATCTCGGCGCCGTCATTGCTCGGGGTCTCAGGACCACCGGCAACAGCCGTCAGGGCAGCCGCTTGCGTAGACTTGACCACGTCCAACCTCCTTCATAGGTTCGGACCATGCCCCCGAGCGTTACGGCGCTGCGGGGGCTTCACTTGCCCTTCCATTCTACCTTGCCTAAGTTAGTGACTCCGGGGGCAGTCACGCCCGAACCGGGCGGCGTAGGTGCGCTCTCACGTGGGTCCGCAACCAGCCGGGAGAACATGGCCGCGGCAGGCGCTGCACCAGAACGGATCGGGCTGGCGGGGGCGGTACAGATAGGCCCGGCCGCAGCAGCCGCAGAAGGCTCGCCAGCTTCGCAGCCAGTCTCGGATCACAGCGTCGGCTCACGTTCCACCACGACCTTCAAGGCACCGTAGATTCCGACGGAGCCGACCGCGGGAAGCACGTGTGGCAAGCTGCTCCGGTACTGCTGCATCAAGATGTCGTCCCACTCTTCAGCGCGTTCCGCCCACTCTCGGAGCAATAGGTACTCATCCGGTGTCACGTACAGAACGCCGTCGGCTGTCCAGCAGCGAGAGGCAATCTCGCTCAGTTGCTCCCTGACTTCCGGAGGCATGCTCACAGCGTTGGCCCGATGATCTGGATGGCCCGGATGTTCGTCGCTGGCACCCACAGGTCACCTTCGAGCTTGACGGGGGGGCCGTCGTCGGGCAGCAGCTTGGGGGCACCGAGCAGGATACCGGCGGCATCCCGGCGCAACTCCACGCCGCCGAAAGAGGAGTCATCCCGGCAGAGGATGACCACCTCACGGGTGGGCTCGGGCTTGGATTTGCGGCGACGGGAGACAAGTCGGTCCAGCCCTGCGAACACCAGCGCGAGCAGTCCTGATGCGACGGCAATCAAGACGAGGATGGCAACGGGCGAGTTCACGGCCCCACCTCGATCCAGATTTGCCTGATGTCGTGGCGGAGACGGAACAGATGCTTCTCTCCGGACGGGTCAGCCCAGTTGAGCAGGCATTCGTCGCCGACATCGTCTGCCAGAGCTTCGGTCACGGTGATCCCGTCCTCGTTGACGATCACCACCTCAATCGTCTTCACGTTGCGCTCGCTTTCTGGGGGGCGGTGCTCGCTCGCCAGCGCTGTTGCCGGCCGGCTTTGTGGGCAGCGACGGCCCGCCCGGTACAGCGGCGGCACCATCCGAAGAAGGATCTGGGGTCGATCGTGTCGGCCACGCAGTTGGGGCAGAGCGTGTCGGGGTCGGGGTTGAAGTCTTCGTCGAGGGGCTCAAAATCATGGGGGGTGGGGGTCACGATTCTCCCCCGTCGGGATACTTGAGGTGGCCGTCAGAGCGGATTTCTCGGCGCCCGATTAGGCCGATAGCCTCCATGAGTTCGGCGGGAGTGTGCTGCACCTGAAGCTCCACCAGAGCCACGGTGATGATGCTTTCCCCATCGTGGGTGACGTCGCCGAGGGCGGCTAGCGAGGCCGAGCGCACTGACGTGATGGCGTCAGGTCTGACCCACAGCGGCCCGGCGTAGCGGTTATGGAGTTCCAGGTAGCCCCACTGCTGACGCTCGACTCTCACTCGGAGGCCTCGGAGGTCCCCGTGAGCGTCGTCTTAACCGTCCCATCATTGTTGAAGGTGATGCGGTAGGACTCAGGTTTGAAGTCGCCGGGCAGCCCTAAATCCGCTCGCTGTCGGGCCAGTTGGCGAATCCGGTACAGCACCTCGGCTTCGCTTGGTTGGAGGTCAACATGGCCGTCAATGGTGGCCGACCGCGGGTGCTCAGGGTCAACGTCGAGATAGACCTCCTCGTCTTCGTCTTCCAACATGCGCCGCATGACCCGGGCGAGCGTCTCTTCGTCGCTCACGGGATAGCCCGCAGGGCTGTGCCGGTCACGGTCACCTCGTAGTAGGCGCGCCAGACCATGGATTGGTTCGGCGTGGTCTCGCCGACGGCGATGGTGGCGTAGGGGCTGAGGTCAATGCCGCTCGCTGGCGGGGCACCGGGGATGGCGACGGCGAGGGTCTCGAGGACGTCGCCGATGGCCTCGATGGTGTCCAGCATGCGGCCGGGCAGATCGTTGTCGGTGGCGCCCGCCGTCTCGCCGTAGGAGGCGCCCGACTCATACCAAGCGATCTCGAGCTCGAGGTCCCACTCGTAGGTGCCGGGCGTGGCGATGATGCGGCGGGGGTAGCGGACAGCGTAGACGGCGAACATGGGGCAGCGGTCAGGCGTCATCGACAGGGGGAAGGCGTACTTCTGCGTCTGGTGCTCGGGTAGTTGGACGGTGCGCTCTACGTGGGCTGTGACGGCATCGATCACGGTTCGCATGCGGCCCATGCCGGGATCTTACGGCAAAGCTGGGGGAAGTTGGGGAGTTCTGGGGGGAAACCGGGGGTTCACTTGGTCACCATCCGAATGATCTGGCCGGCGGTGCGGCCGAGCATCCGGCGCTCGATGCGCTTCTCGATCGGCCTGGCGCTGCCGGTCTTGAGGGCCTTCTCGACTGCCTGCGCGTCGCCGAGGTACTTAAGGGCCGGGTATCCCGCCCGGCGGATCCTGCTGATTGCGGACACGTCGTTTCCTTTCTGGTGGGCTGACGGACTCATCTTAGTGGGCTGACGGACTCATCTTAGGGGTTGCGGTACGGTACGTCAAGGTACTATCATGGTACCTGTACCTAGAGAGAAGGGAGCAGCATGGGAAAGCCGAGCACCACGACACACAAGCAGCTCTGGATGTTCCGCAGCGATGAGGTCGACTTGGCCAAGTTCAAGGGCATCTTGGCACAGCACTACGGTGCCAGCGTAACCACGCCCGTCGCCATCGGTGAGGCACTCCGGGCTGCCATCGACTACTGGAAGGAATCGAGCCGCTCATGACCACCGACGAATGGCTGCTCCCCTGGACCGCTGAGGAGACTCCGGGGGAGGCCGGGAACCTGCCGGGGACGTGGTGGGTGAGCAATGCTGTCGGGGAGATCGTGGCTCAGAATCTGCATGAGGCGGCGGCCAAGCTGCTCGCCACGCGGCCGTGGCTCTGGTACGTGCTCACCAGCGTGACAGCCAGGGACTTCGCAAAGGAGGCGTGAGGTGGACGTGGAGACGATCAGCATGAACCGCAACGAGGCCCGCAAGGCGTTCCTGGCCTATCGGGATGCCGTCGCCGAGCGGGGCACGCCAGAGGATGAGCGGATCATGCGGGGCTACAAGCTGCTCGCTGCGGGCCGCACGCTACTCAACCTGGTGGAGACGATGCGGGCGGTCGGGGTGGACGACCGGGGCCTGCCCAAACTGGCGATCACCCGGGCGGATGCGCGGTGGTGCTTCGTCGATACCTCCCCCGACGGGTCGGCAAGATTCGGCTCGGATGTGCAGTCGTGGAGGCTGCGGGGCAGGGCGTCGGGGCGGCTGACGACGCTGCCAGCGGGCACGCTCCCGGAGTACCGCTGGGATGAGCAGCGCTCCCACCGGGCGCAGGCCCTCGTGCCGCTGGTGCCGCTCCCCCTACGGCCGAAGGGGCGGCTGATCGGCTACCACGTTCTCTGGGAGGCCGAGTGGCAGAAGGTCGTGCCGTACGACCCGTTCCTGCTGCGGCACATCGGCGGGGATCTCTATGCCGTCGTGGCCGTGTGGGACCTGACCGATTTGGAGCGCAGCGTTATCGCGGCGAGGTTGCGGGAGCGATGAGGTACGGGCCGACCTACCGCAACCTCGACGGCACCGTCGTCTGTCGGATCTGCGGCGGCGCTGACCCAAACTGCCGAGTGGGGTCCGAGTCTCCGCTCCAACGGGGCGGTGTTATGCCCGTGGCGACGTTCGGGTGGTTCATCAGGGACCTGCTGGAATGGCGAAGGAACCGACGAAAGGGAGGGCTGTGATGAAGCTGGCGAACGAAGCCGGATGGCAGGCAGCACGAGAGGCAAACACGGACCCGTACGGAAAGGCGGTCCTCGACTTCGCAGAGCGGTGGGCGGATGCCATGGAGGCGAGGATGACAGCAGGCGAGACGTTGGAGGCTGTCGCCAAACCTATTGTCCCACGAGGCCGACACAGAGGGGATCACGGGGTTCATGTATGGCGCCGCCGTCTCCACTCTCTCCCAGTGCTGGACACATGGGGAGCAGCTTCGATGATGGCACAACCTCGAGACCCAGATCAGTACTGAGGGGGAACGAGCGAACGAGAGCGGCGGCGTCCTGAATCCCGCCCTACTCAGCTTCGAGTAGCCCAGCTACGGCAGCTTGGGGACTCTTCGGAGTCCCTTTGCTTTGCCCCACAGCCGCTCGATGCCGTGCAGCGTGGCCCGGCCCCCGCGCCCCAGCCAGCGGTGCCGCAGGACCATGTGGATGGCCAGCAGGCAGGCTCCCCAGAGGATGACGGATAGCAGGAGCTGCAGGCCGAACGGCTGGGGATCGCCGACGGTGAAGTGCCGTGCGAAGGACCAGTAGTAGCGCAGGTCGACGTCGGCGACAACGATCAGCCACCAGAGCGGCACGGACAGCTCGAGGACGGCCAGGCGGTGACGGGCCTGCAGCCACCACATGGGAGCACTGACAGCGAAGGTCAGTAGGCCGAGGCGCAGCCAGGGGCCGGCGGCGTAGAAGCTGATGACGACGAAGGCGACAGCGGCCAGCAGCAGGACGAATCCGGGAACTACCCAGCGGTCGAGTTCGGGTGGCTTCCGAGTTCCCTTGACCCACTTCGGTGCTCGGCTCCCGGTGCGCTCCCAGCCAGCGACGACGGGCTCCTTGGGGTCTCCCCACCACCCCGGGCGCATCTCCGGGTTGCGGTCGGGGTCGCAGTGGCGGCAGAAGGCGAAGATGTTCTCAGGCACCAGGCGCAGCGCCGGGTAGTTGGCCCACGAGTTGGAGTGGCAGGCCCATACCTCGTCTTCGCCGTTGTTCGGGCAAGGGGCGGGCAAGCCGAGCCGCTTGGCTTCCGTCCAGTTGCGGCAGACGTTGTGCCAGCGGCCGTCGGCGTCCTGGTAGCCCCCGTCGCGGCGGTAGATCTGCACGGCAAGGCGGTCCCAAGCGTAGCCGCGAGCTGAGGGCTTGCGGGGGGCCTCGGTGCTCATGTGCCCACCTTCGTCCCATCGTCCCAGACGAATTCCCCGGTCTCACCGACTGGCAGGTGCCGCTGGCAGTGAACGCAGTAGGTGGCTCCGTAGAAGGCCGGGGTCCTGGCGTACGTCTCCGCGATCTCTTGCGCCATGCTTGTCGTGGTACCGCAAACCAAATGGACGTAGGAGCGCCGCACCGGGCGGACAAAGCCCTTGGCACGCTCCTCGCCGCTCAAGATCAGGTAGACCTCGGCTTGGGGGACAGGCTCATCGTCTACCCCCATGTGTGAGACGGGGATCATTCCGGTCAGGCGTAAGGCTCATCGTCTACCCCCGGCGTTGGCGGCACCGTTGGCACTGTCCCGGATCAGACGGCCGTAGGACCGCATGCTATCGGGTGGGGCGAGGAACAGGATCTTGGCTACCGGGATGGGCGAGCTGTTAGGTTGGCCGATGGCGAACTCGTGGAGCAGACCGGGTGTAGCGATGGGCAGGCCGGCGCCGATCCCCTCAAGGGAGACAGCTTTCGCGATGACTGTGTCTGCCACCAGGGTGCTCTCGTCCAGCCCGAACCGACGGCGCAGGAACGCCGGGATGTCGCCGGGGAGAGACTCGTATGGAAGGTCGGTTTGGGGAGTGGCGATGCACGCCGACCACTCCCGAACGCTGTGCTCCCCGCAGATCCGCCCGCAGGCGGCGCATGGCTCGTCAAGGCCCCCGATGGGTCCTGCTGTGCTCACTCGTCACCGTCCACGCCGCGGCCAGCGGGAAGCGCCAGGGGAGCACTGTCGAGGGCCTCCGTGCGGTGGTAGTCGGGCACTCGGGTCTCGCGGTACTCGGTCTCAGCGCCAGCGCGGGTAGCGTAGCGGTCGTTCGGGGGGTAGTGGGAGATGCGGGTGTTGTGGGCGCGCAGGTGGGCGGCGAGGATCTGGGCACCGTGGACAGTCTTGCGGGCAGCCTCGAGGACGGCCTTGTCGAGCTCCCAAGCGATGGCCGCGGCACCCACGGCATCCTCGAGCACCTCGCCCATGGCGTGGTTGCGCTTCACTCTCGCCATCCCCGTTTGACCAGGTCCCGGCGGGCAAGCTCTGTCGCCCGGGCGATCTCAGAGTTCTGGCGACCGGCCCGGGCGCTCCCGCGGTCGTGCTCTCGCTTGAGCCTTCCGGCAGCCAGCCTGATGCGCCATGCGCTGAACCTCCCCCATCCGTGGAGCCACTTCTCGGATGTGCCATAGGTCAGGCAGAGAGAGTCAGACCAGCGTTCGACGGTCAGCTCATGGGTGTGCGGCTCGGCGTTCACGGGAGTGGGATCGCCTGGCAATGCTCGATGAGGGTTGTGCATGACCGTAGCCCAGATGAGGGTGAAGACGGCTAGTCCGATGGCGACGGCGAGAGTGAGTGCCAACAATGTGGTCATGCCTCCCCCCTCCTGAACGTAATTCTGAGGGTTGCCCAGAGGCTGCCCAGCAAGAGGCTCAGCGAGCTGGCAGAGATGGCGAGGCTGCGGAGAAGCTCAGTGGACAGGTGAGCGTGAATGTTCATCTACTGCCCCAGTACAGTTTTGATGATCTGGATGAGCACGGGGGCTAGGATTGCCACACCCAACCCGAAGAGAGCATGCTGGACGGTCTGCTTGGCGCTGTGGATTCCGTCTTTGTCACCGCCGGCCATGGCGTATCGGATGCCCCCGACGGTGAGCATGACGAGCGACAGGGAGCCGATGACGAGCATCAGCATGTCCCGGACTCGATTGAGGATATCGGTGATCGAGCCCATTACTGCCGCCCCTGCTCTTCGGCGTCCCAGATGGTCTCGAGGGCGTTCTGGTACATTCGGCCAGCGCCGTCGTCCCACGAGCGGTACTGCATGACGTCGTAGGTGGCGATGTAGTAGTCCTCAGCGTCGTCCAGCTCGACGTTTCCCTGGCCGTCCTTGGGAACCAGGATGCGCTCTGTGCTCATGCGGCATCTCCTCTCTTGCGTCTCCGGAATGCCTCCGTGATGATCTTCTCCTCACCAGGCATGCAGACATGCAGCGTGACCCAGAGGAGGCTGGACAGGACCAGCAGGAAGGCCATGGTGACAACGACGGCGTGAACGGTGGTCATGTCTCACCCCCGATCGTGAAGGTCATGCAGTCGCATCCCTCGACCATGCACTAGGTTGTGTCGTCGTCAGGGCCGGAAGCGTGCTCATCCCATTCGTCGCCGCAGTCACATACCGTGTCTCTATTCTCAATCTGGTAGTAGCGGGCTCGGGCCTGTGGCTTCGGGATCCTCAAAGGCGATTCCGTGGTTACTGCGCTCCTCCTCAGCGGTGGTAGCTCCCCCCGCACCCCCCTGAGGATGCCCTACGCCGCCCCTGCGGGGCGGCTCGGCAAGGCCGCGGCAGGTGCCGTTGCAACGGCCTTGGCAGGGGCGGTCACGCCGCTGCTGCCTGGCGGGTGGAGCGGGGCCGGCCGGGCTTGACGGCTCTCGGCTGGGTGAAACGGGCGGTGGTCCAGCGGATCACACGCTCTCGCTGGGGGGTGTTCAGGGGTTCCAGGATGGTGGTCACGGCGAGGGTAGTGCGGATCTCGATGTCGGTGGTGGGGAGGTTCCAGCGCAGCACCTGACGACGGTCGGCAGCGCTCAGAGCCTCCAAGGTCTCGGCGATCTTGCCCATGGCGTTCAGCTCGGGGTCGTTCATGGTCTACTCTCCTTCGTCGGGGGCCTCGGGCTAGTTCCCGAGGTCCGTGATGGTGTCGTCGGTCATGACTTCGGTAGCAAGGATTTCCTCAGCAGTGATGAGATGGACTCGGATCCCCTCACCGGTCTTCGGGTGCTTTTCGAAGGCCACGCCGACACACTTGGCGCTGCCCTCGATGTGAACCTTGTCGCCGATGTGGAGCATTCCGAGCCCGGACACGAAAGCGGCTTTGAGCTTGATCTGCTCCTGCTGGATGTCCATTCCCTCAAACGTCATCTGCTGCTGTTTCGCCATCAGAACTCTCCTGTGAGGTAGTCGGCCACCTGCTTGACCTCTGGGGCCTCGCGGTAGAGAGTCACAGGTCGACTCCTGACGTCGGGACGGGGTGGAGATGGTCCACGCCGTCGGCGGGTGGCTTGTAGTCCCTCGTCCTGAAAACGGTTGTGTCACCGAACTGGCCAGTCTTCGCCAGCATCGTGCTGCCGGGATAGCGGGCGAAGTAATCCTTCACGTCGTCGGGGAAGTCTTCTGGCACTCGCTTGTTCTTCACTGCGCTGCCTCCTTCCTTGCCTCGTCTGGAGCGCCTGCGGCGCTCAGGGCTGATTTTCCGGTGTCGGTGATGGTCCAGAGCCAAGGGACCCTGTTTCCCTTCACACGGTCACCTGGGGCATCTCTGCGAGCCCGGCTGACGTAGCCGGCCTCCAAGAGCATCGCGCCACAGCGGGAGAGCACGTCTGAGCCGATCCCGAGGGCGGCCAAGAGCTGGGGGCCAGAGACTTCTGGCCCCAGCTCTCTTACCTTCAGCAAGGTCGAGCCGGTGTGGGTCCAGCGTTGGCCGTCTCTCAAAACTGGTTCGGGCTTGGACGTCTTGTTGGGAATGAGGGCGAGTTGCGGTTTGAGAGAGCCGGCGCCAGCCGGCGTGTCGACTTCGGGTTGACGGTCGTTCTGGGCTGAATCGCTTGGGACCGTACCAGTTTCCGGCTGAGTCTTAGAGCGGAGGGCAATGGCCCGGGTGGCGAGGATAGACAGATCGCTATCGGTCAGGAAGAACGAGCGGCAGTGGACCGGCGTACGGTCGTTCGGGATCAGCCAGCACTCGCCCGGGCGGTCGGGGCCGAACGCGGTAGCGCTGAATCCCCGGTAGTTGTCACCGAGGGTCATCAGCATACCGGCATCCTCAAGGCGGTGGCCGTGGCGGATCTGGTAGAGCGCCCGCAGGTCGGTATCCATGATCTTGCTCGAAGGACGCTGCGTGGCGAGCGCCGACATGACCCCCGCTGCCCGGCCTCGGGCATCAAAGGCCAGCTCGTACTTCCACAGGACCGGCGGGAAGGCGCCGGGCTCGTCGACGATCACGAGGTCCACCCGCTTCGCCGTGTCCCAGTTGATCGTGTGGACGCCGGGCGGGAAGGACTTGTAGGTGCGATCCATGCGGGACTTGATCGCTGCCAGAGCTGGGATCAGCTTGTCGGCGTCGTCCTCGTCGTCAGTCACGAACGTGTCACAGATGGGCTCCCACACACGGAAGTCAGTCCCTTGCTTGCCAGCGAAGATGTGGACGTGGACCCGGACATCCAAAGCCGCCGCGGCGATGTACTCATGGAGCGTTGCCGTCTTCCCCCCGCCAGGTTCGCCGCCTAGCAGGGCGTTCTTCTCCCGCAGGTCGACGTAGATTGTGTTGCCATCCAAGTCAACCGCCACAGGGATCGGACCGAAGAAATCAGTGGTCTCCCGATCAAGCCATGGCCAAGGAGTGGCAACGGCGAGCGTATCGACACGCTGGATCCTGGCGATGCAACGGTGAGGCTTGAGGTAGACGGGCTCGAGGTGGACGGGGGCGCCCATCGCCGAGGACACGCTATCGACAGCCTTGGTGAGCTCGGGGACATTGCCGCCGAGCTTGAAGCGAAGAACCAGCGTCGTACCGGACTTGGTGGCCTTGCCGCCGATCGGCTTGGGGCTGATGCTGGGATCGCGGAACGTCTTCGGGACGCTATGCGACCAGCGCCACATTTCCCACTGCACCCGGGGCGAGACCAGCGCTCGGAGGCGCAGGCTCAGGTGATCGCGGGCGTGCAGCGCGCACCACGTTCCGGCGGCGAGGCCGCAGAGGCACAGGGCGACGACGGGAACAAGCGAGAGGCTTGTGGCGTGATGGGCGATGGTCGCCGAGCCATGGGCACCGTGGACATGGAGATGCCGAAGCCACCCGGCGACCGTCGGACCGAACATCTGGTCAAGCATCGGGCGGGGCGGGGCGGGCATCATCGGGACTCGCTAAAACTCTCGCCACACTTGCAGACATGGTGTACCTCAGCGTGGCCAAAGGGAAGGTTGCAGATATGCCAGCCCATGTCTGGGAACACCTTGATCGACGGGCCCCACGAAAAGGGGCATCCGAACGGGCTGTCAGGGCTGTGCGAGAGCTTGCGTGGAGAAAGTTCGCTCACTGGCCGTCGTCTTCCCATGTCATCCACACACGGTCTTTGAAGATACCCCGGGCGGCGGCCTTGACCTGCCTGACTTCCTCCAAGTCCTCGGGGGTAGTGAGCATGAGCGTCAGGGCGCGGACGACTTCGACAACGTCGGCCAACTCGGCGATGCGTTCGGCAGCAGACGGAGCCAGGCGCAACTCACCGGTCTCCTCCTCCAGCTTGGCGAGGAGCGCCCCAAGGTACTCAGGATCCTCGAGGCGACGAACGGCGAGCAGCGTGCCGGGTCCGTCTTGGCCGAACAACTCGGGGATCCTGTCCCGGACCAGCTTGGATTTCTTCACTGCTTCGCCCGGCCGGTCGTGAGCATGAGCTGCCAGAGTTCCAGCGGGTCGACCGAGTAGGCCTCGCCAAGTTCCCGCAGCAGGTGGCTACAGACGTTCGCTGCGATGCCGTAGACCTCGACCGTGTCCACGGTGAGGATGCTCGCCATGTGCGGCGGGCATGGCATCTTGACGAGCGTGACCGTGATGAGTTCCGTGAGGACGTCGAACACGGCCTGCGCCTTCGGATCTAGGTTGTTGCTCATGCCGCCACCTTCCCTGCAGCGAGGATGGCGATGGTACCGTGGTAGCCGCCTTCGATGTGAAGCTCGAGCGTGAGGCCTCGCTTGCGGGCAGCCTTGCGGATCAGCCCGGTCATCGGCTTGGTATCTGGGTTGAAGTCCACGTTCCACGTCAGCGTGTGCGGCTGGCCGTCGAGCCAGGCGGCGTAGTCGTAGTGCCGCCGGGGGTTCGCCGTGTGGTTGCCGATGCCGCGGCGGGAGTCGGCGCCGTTCTGTGCGATCAGTTCATCCTTGAGCTTGCCGTGGTAGTGGCAGAGGCCGTCGGTGCGGTCCCAAGCGGCTGGTTCCTCATGCATGCCGAAGACGCCGACGTGGGTGCAGAGGGCGGTGCTCATTGGGTTCCCCGGGCCTTGGCGATGGCTGACCATGCTCGGGTCGTTGCCAGCGCATCCGGGCCCCGCAAGAATGGTGCCACCCGCAGCAGGATCTCTCGCATTTCCTCACACGACGCCAGCAAGTCGGGGGCCGCGGTGATGAGATCGGCGTTGCCGGTCGCGGTCAGGTCGGGATCTGCCGGGGAGTACACCAACGCTACAACACTGCCGTCGGGAGACGTGACGTCATACGTGAATCCGGTGCGCATCGCACGCCACGGCATTGGACTGTGCTGGGGGCCGCCGACTGGCATCACGTTCGGCTCACGGGGGGTTTCGGCGGGGGCGGTCACAGGGATTCACCCGCCTTCGGCTCCCAGATCCAGGACTGGTGCCAGAGGTGGCGGGTCACACGGTTCCGATGCTGGGGGTCAGCCTTACGGCCGTCGTCCAGCGTCAGGGTGACGGTGTAGACGAACCGGTCGGTGACTTCCCGGATGAGGACGGTGCGCTTGGCGTGCGAGGTGTGGCGGGAGCGCCGCACCTCGCCAAGCTGGGGTTCATGTCGCTGGGGCCTTGCGCTACCGGACTGCGACTGGCTATCTTTGCTCATCGGGCCTCCTATCAGGTTCCGGTCACGGTCCGGGAGTTCACGCTCGCCGGACCACTCTCGTCTTCCGGGGATCTTACGCCTCTGTGCCGGATTGGGCAAGCCTCTCGCTTCCCAGGTAGACGATGGTGATCCTGTCGTCCAGCAGCGGGGCGATGGCCGGACCTACCTGCGCCCAGTCGAGCTGGCCATTTCCGCAGCCCGGACGGGGCAAGGAGAACAGTCCTGAGCCCAAGCCGCTCCACCAGGTCCATGAGCTCACCGCAGGAGCGTTCGATCAGGGCGAGGTCCGCGGCCTCATGCCACGAGTGCTTGACCGGGAAGGAAACGAGAAGCGCCAAGTCGCCGGCCGGCTTCATCACGACCCGGACGTGATTGCCCTCAGCCCGGATCTGGTGGCCGAGCACCGCTTGCACCAGCGGCCAGCGTTCTCTTGCCTGAGCGGCCACACCGCGGCCCATGACGGCGCACCCGTCTTTGCGCACGGCACCGTTGACCGTGATGCAGCGAGCGTCGGCGGGCACTCGCCACAAGTCTCCGCTGGCTTGCTTCATGACGTGAGCGCGATCTGGCCGGGCAGGACGGGGACCGGTTCTGACACGGGGTCGGGGTCGTCAAACGGGAATAGTCGGGAGCATGAGCGGCAATGGTGGCGAGTGCCGTCGGTTGTCCAGCCCTCGCCGAGCAGTTCCGTGCAAACGCAATCGAGAGCCTGCGCGGCAGTGTCGAACAGCATCGGGCCATCGTCGGTCTGCCAGCACGCATCGCTCCCGAGCCCGATGTCGGTGCAGTGATCGCAGCGGATCTGGTGCAGGGTGATCGCTTCGATGGTCATGCTGCTCCTCCCTTGCACAACTCGGCGATGAGAGCTTGCAGGGTCATGCCGAGGACGGCTCCCACATCGGTCTGCCGGTCATTCCACGCGATGAGATGATGAGAGTCAATTACGCTGTAGAACGCGTCCCAAGCCCCCGCCCTGCCTGAGTAGGGATGCGCTGTCGCTATGCAACACTCATCTGACCCGAGCCTCGGATGCCGCGGCACCCACGTCCGCTCGGTCAGCGTGCGCCTCGTCTGACGGATGGCCTCCGCTACCTCAGCGCTCACGACGAACGGCTTCGCTTGAGGTCGGCATACCGTCCCTGAAGCCGTGACAGGGCATCTGCTGTTGCCACTCCCAGGGCGGCTACGTGAAGCCAGTGACCTCGTTCGGCGTGATCCACAATGAATCTCTGCCAGTCCAAACCGCTGTGCTTGTCGTCGTGGTCCGCTCCACCCCACTTTGCGTCCTGTCGCATTCGTTCCTCATGAATGTCCATCCACGACAAACCTTCGCTCATGCTGCTCCCCTTTCGTTGCGGGTGGGTTTCACCAGCTCGACTCCGTTGCGGCCCTCGGCGACGTCGTAGCGCACGGCCAGGTGTGGCTTCGGCTGCGGCTTGGGTTTCGCTGCCGGCGGCTTGGCCTTGCGATCGGCCGACGACGTGCCGGCCCACACGCCGACCACGGCATTGCCGCGGAGTTCCTCACACTGCGGTCGCACGGGGCATCTTGCACACACGGCTTTCGCTGCTGCGGTCTGCCGGCGGTCGGTGGAGTGGGGGTAGAAAAGTTTCGGGTCCATGCCCTTGCAGGCGATGCGGTCGAGCCAGGTTAGGTCGACGTTCATGCTACCGATTCCAGCGCGGCAAGCAACTCGGCGCCGATGTGTTCCGTGTAAGCCGGCGGGATTGCCTCGCTGAGTTCCTCGAGATCCATCCAGTCGACCCCCATCGCTCTCTGCTGCACCTCGAGCGGAATTCTCCACACTCCGACTTCCACGGTCGACCGAAGCTGAATCCTGTTCGTCGCCTGCCTGAACCGCGGGGCTTGTAGGCCATGCGCGCAGGGTGGGGCCATCAACAGAATCCGAGACTCGAAGAGTCGGTGACGCCGCACGTCTAGCCCGAAGCTCGAGCCGCAGAGCTGGATTGGATTTCGGAACTCAACGGCAGCGGTCGGCACGTTCTCGATCACGTAGAGCCCACCCCAGCCGAGCAGTCGCTCTCGAGTCCGGTGGATCAGCTCAGGTGATTCCGCTACGTGCTGCGGCCGACGGCGGTAGGCCGTCCAGGCTTGGCAAGGCGGCGAGGCGTGGATGGCATCGTATCCGGCGAGCGGCCAAGTCATCGCATCGCTCTGGTGAAACTCGAATGGATAGTGCGGCTGGGGGCTCGATATCCACCCCCGACAACCTCAAACCCAGCACGGGCGTATCCCATTGCCGCTCCGCCGGCGCCGCAGAAAAGGTCGAGCAGCCGGGGCTTGCTCATGACTCGGCCCACGATCGGACCCGCTCGACTTCGGCCAGCTCGTCTTCAGTTAGTTCCGTCGGCGACATCGGGCGCACGGCGGCTGTGATGCGGCGGGCCAGGATCGCACGGCCGAGCTCGCAGCTTTCGCAATCGCAGTCGGGCACCGGCCGGCCCATCGACGCACGCCACATGTGGAGCTGCGTCACGGTCAGCGGCTCGGCCGGCTCAAGAGCTCCCGCCGGCAGTTGCAGCACCGTGCCCGACGCGATCCGCTGGCGCTCTGCACGTGCCGCTTGCAGGTCGAACGTGAGCGCCCGAATCTCCGCGGGGGACGGAGGCCATTTCTCGTTGCGAGCCCAGCCGAGCACCGCCTCCTGCGCTTGATCGAACGGCAGATCCTCGAGAAGTGCGATCCAAACCTCGAAGCGTTCCTCGCTCCAGTCGTCACGCCGGTAGGTCGCACCCAGCACCCGGCAAATCTTGAGGGCCTCGTCGCGGGTCACAGTTTCCTCCAGGGTTCGTCGGGTGCAGTGCCGAACGGGTCCGTGTCGGCAGGGTTCAGGCCCATGCGCCGGGCTACGGCGTCGGCGTTGGCTTGGTTGGGGTCACGGTGTGGGTGGTTGCCGTTGGCCAGCGCCAACTGCGCACTTGGTTTGTGTGGTCCCCAGTCCTCAGCCTTGATGATCCAGTTTCGCCAAGCGGCGTCGGTGCTCTTCGTCGTTCGGCCCTTGTCAGCGGCATGGTTCAGGAATCCCTCAGTCGCTGCCTCCAGGTCGACGGTGGGGTGCTTGGCATTTGCCCATGTGGTGAGAGCTTCGGAAGGCGTCCAGTTTGTGGGGATGCCGCTACCTCGACGCTTCGCTGAAGCTGTGCCCTGTTCGGGCAAGGGGGGACCTACAGGGGGGTTCTGTTCTTTCTGTTCTCTGTTCTCTGTTTCTACAGCTTGTTCACGAACTTTCTGCGAACTTTTCTGAACTTCTGGCGAACTTCGCTCATTGTTCGTGCGAACATCTTGCGAACGGAGCCGCTGCATACGTTCCCTAGCAGCGGCTCTCTTGCCCAGAACAGAGTCGGCCGACTCTTGCCACTCGAGGTAGTCGTGTACCCGCCAGCCCTCGAGCGTGACTTCCCACAAGCTGGCCTCAACAAGCTGAGCAACGAGCGTCAGCGGCTTCCGGTGCCTCGTTAGCAGCGGCAGTGCTGCCATGATGACGTTCCCATTGGAGAGCTGCGTAGCGCAGTAGCAGATGCTTCGGACGTAGAGAGCGAAGGCGCTGTCGTCCAAGCCGAGGATCTTGCGGTGCTGCGGGAAGTGATCGTCGAGGCGAACGTAGGTCATGTCCGCGCTCCCTTCCGCATGTTGCAAAGGGAATGGGCAACTTGGAGATTCCAAGTGTCGTCAGTGCCGCCTCGGGCTCGAGGTTGGATGTGGTCGACATGAACATCGTTCGGTTCTACTGTCTCCCCACAGAGTCCGCAGACGTACCCGTCACGGTCGATGACTAGCCTACGAACGCCTGCGCTGAGCGGTGAGACGTCCCCCACGTACTGCTGGTAGTCTGTCACTGCGATCCGGGGTCCGTCGCTCTCCAACATGCCCTCAGCAATGAAGTAGTCCATACCAGCTTTGACCTCCCGCACCTTGAGCGCCGCTAGATCCGCCAGGTCCTCAATGGCAGCGGCCTTGTTGCCAATCAGCAAAACTCCGGGGGAGGAAGACTCACGGGCCACCGCGAGCAGCACGATCCACAGCCATCGGTCGCTTGGTGATCTTCTGCGAAGTTTCCGATCATGGATGGCCTCAACGTAGAAGCGGAACCACGGCCGGCGGGGGGGGGCCACTAGTTTGCCCTTCCGAAGTGCGGCCCCTTGACCAGGTTGCATCGTGAGTGCGCTACTTGCAGGTTTTCGAGAAGATCCAAGCCGCCGAGCGCCACTGGCTTGACGTGGTCGATGTGGACGTCGCCAGGCTCAACGTTCCTGCCGCACAGCCCGCAGGAGTAGCCATCGCGGGCGATGACAGCTCGGCGCAACTTGAGAGGAAGCGGGGAACGTTTGCGTGGTTCTTCGTCGGGGTAGCGGAAGTCATACAGCCCGCACTCAGTGCAGTACGTGTCGGGCTTGACGTGATCTCGGCACACTAGGCAGTCGGGAGTCCGGGCCATCAGCGGGCACCTTTCCGCATGTTGCACGGCATGCAGAGTACTTGGAGGTTCGGGGGGTAGCTCGATCCGCCCTTGGAGCGCGGCACCCTATGGTCGATGGACAATTGCGAAGTGCTCCCGCACTCCTGGCACTGGTAGCCGTCCCGCTTCATGACGAGGCGCCGGATCTCTGTCGGCCCACCCCAGAGTTTCTTCGCCATCAAGATCAGGCCGTCGGTGTAGTCGCCGTTCATGACGAGCATGGCCGCGGTCTCGAACGTGATGACCAAGCCGAGTTCTTCCAGTGCACTGAGACCGGCCGATGTGTCGGGCTCGCTCAGGTGGCAGCGTGTCGCCAGCTCGGAGACTCCAAGGAAGCGGGCGAATCCTTCGTCGTCGGCGTCATCGCTGAGGTAGATCAGGACCAGTCGGGGCAGCGGATCAATCCCAGAATCAAGCGCCCAGGTTAGGGCTCGCACGCTCATGAGTTCTCCGCGCAGGCCTGCTGGTACGCCGTTGCCCCCGAGTACCCCACGCTCCCTGGCCCGAAAATCCACAGCGCATGCCAGGGGTTCAGCGCCGGCCAGCCCGAACCCGTGCGAGCACCCGCACCGCCCCTCTTCGCACAGCCCGCACATGTTGATCAGACAGAAGTCGCACACCACGTCTGTCGGGTAATCCCAATCGTGCGGTGGGTCGAAGGCGTACCCGAAGTACAGGTGGTCGTCGTCGTGGCGCTGCCCGAGAGGCTCCGTGGTCAGCCCGTCGACGTTCAGATGATGCGTCCCGCAGAGGTGGTCAGCGAGTGCATCCTCGGTCCACACCTCGCCGATGTGGTGGAAGTGTTGCAAGCCGGCCATCAGGCCCTCACCCCGGCCCGGTGAATCTCCCCCAGCTTCCCGGCCTTCTCAGCCAGCCGGATAGTGTTGCGGGTCCCGCGGCTGTGCCCATCCCAGAAAACTTCAACCCGGTCGCTGTCCTGGACGATCAGTCCGTTGCGAAAGTGGGCCGCCTCCGGGAATGAGCCGAGATCGCGGTAAGACAACCAGAGAAACTCGCTGTCGCTGCTGCGAGCGAACAGGGTGAAACGCACGATCCGCCAGTGCCCTTCGAGCTGCCTGGGGAGGAACGAGACCACCGTGAGCCCCTGAGCCCTCGCTGTCCCCTCGGCATGCTGGTCGACGCCCCACGCTCCGCCCGAGACCACGACCGTGTCGAGCGGCAGCGTGCTCACGTAGGCCATGACCTCTTCGAGGTCCGGATACCCCCTGCTGCCGACGATCGCCACCCGCTCGCCCATCAGCCACCTACCTCGGCGACTAGCCTGTCCAGGACGTCCAACATCGGCGACGGGACTCGGATGATACTGGTGTACCTCAACTCCTCGACAGCATTGACGCACGCCATCAGGGACCTGAGTGCCGCCAGCAGCTTCGGACTGAGCGCCATGAGGCGGGCATTCGCAGCGCCGCCGTCGGGGAGATCCGGGTTACACGCTTCCCCGATCCACTCCCGATCCGGGCCGAAGATTTCGGCGCCGTCGGCCTCCCAAGGGCCAGAGCTAGTCAGGCAAGGGAAACTGCGGGTATGATGATCCATGCGACCTCCTTACTAGGTCTGTGATTCTCGAAGCCCTAGCGCTCGTCACGCTGGGGCTTCACTTTGTTCCGGGCCTGATGAGCATACGCCCGCTCGCCGCTAGGGTCTAGGGGTCGACGCGGTCACTGCCGGTCCCGGTACTCGGCGTAAGCCTCATCCTCCAGCTTGACGGCTCGCCTTCTTAGCTCGTGGGCACGGGTTATCTTTTCGTTCACGCTCTCGGGACTGCCCGGCAGACATGACCGGTGCCCCCCGTTCGGATCCAGATAGCGGGCCAGCTCAGTCTCAACCTCAGCTAGAAGGTCACGGGCGGGAAACCAGCGCCCAACGAGCGCCAGCAGGGAAAAGGCGGCGTGGACAGCCTCCCCCACGACGTCCCCCTTGCCGAAGTCCCCACCGCTGACGTGGCCGTTGACCGCGCTGGCCACCTCGCCGGCCTCCTCGGCCAGCTTGAGAGCCACATGCTCTACCTGAGCTTGAGGGAACCGCTGGACGTGGTAGGCAGCGATGGCGGCTTGGAGGCTCACGACGGGTCGTCCGGAAAGAGCTTGCCCTGATCCTTGTCCCGCACGGCCCGCTCAAGATGCTTCACGGCCTGCTCAGCGTAGCTCCGCTTCAACTCGGCACCGATGAACCTGCGGCCCGTTTGTAGGGCCACGTAGCCCGTCGACCCGATGCCAGCGTAGGGGTCCAGCACAAGGTCTCCGGGGTTGCTCCACAGGAACACACATCGCTCGATCACATCCAGTTGAAGCGGGCAGATGTGGCGCTCGTCCTGCTGCTCCCGAGCCCCAGCGTAGTCCAGCACCCGACCCTGACGAACATCCATCCAGACCGGCGAGGCGTACTTCTGCCACGTCTGAATGGAGTAGTCCCGCTCGCTGTTCCACATGCTCGGCCCGTCCTCGCCGATGTACCCGCCGACAGGCGCCATGCCGCCGGCGACCTGCCGGTCGGGCATCTCGTCAGTCCACTTGCGGAACACAAGAACGTAGTCGGGCATCCCCACCCGAACGGCTTCCCGGCGTTCGGTGAAGCTCTTGTGAAGCAGCCCCATCGCCTTCGTGCGGGAAACCTCAACCACGGGGTCCTTCCACACCGTAACCCGGCTGACGTGAACCCACCCAGCGGCCTCGAAGTGACGGATCAGGTCTCCGGGGAAGTCGTAGATCCCCATGACCCCATCAACGCCCTTCTGCCGAGGGATTTCGGAGCAGTGGACGCAGCAGATCCGGCCCGGCTTCGTGATCCGGTACAACTCGGGGATCAAGTAGTCCATGTGCTCGAAGAACTCCGAGACCGAAGCGCAGTTGCCCATGTCGGCCACCGAATCCGAGTAAACGAAGAGGTTTGCGAACGGAGGCGAGAAGACCGACAGTCCCACGGAATCGGATGGGAGACTGCGGGTGATCGGCACGTTGTCACCCAGCCGCAGCGTCCAGTCCTCCCCCGTGTACTCGTCTTCAGCGACGACCGTGAGTGCCCGGTGACTCTGCCGCTCGGCTAGCCCGAATTCCTTGGTGGCCTCAACCATCCGGTTCACCATGACGTCGTACTCCTCCTGTTTGCGCTCCACGGCTGCCACGATGCCCTGGTCGGACTCAGCGCTGATGAGATGCACCGTGACGGGCCTGGTCTGCCCGTAGCGCCACGATCGGCGAATAGCCTGGTAGAGCTTCTCGAACGAGTAGGTGAGCCCGACGAACACCACGTTCGAGCAGTGCTGCCAGTTGAGTCCGAATCCGGCGATGCTGGGCTTGGTCACGATGACCGAGGCCTCTCCATCGGCGAAGGCATCCAGCTTGCGTTCCTTGGACTCGAGCGAGTCCGACCCCCGCACATCGACGGAACCGGGCAGCAACTTCGCCAGCAGATCAGCCTCATGGTTCGTCTCGCACCACACCGTCCATGGCCTGTCCGGTTGCTCGGCCACGATGCCGTAGGCCATGACGCAACGGTCCTCGGCCGTCTCCCGCTTGTCGGACCACATCTCCGTTGCCGAGGGCGCGGCGTCCCCCAGGAACAGCTTGCCCCGGTCGTGGGCCCGGGCGGGGTCGGCCACCAGGTGCCCTTCGATGACCAGCGGGGGCAGGGCAAACCCGCCATCCTCGTAGTCACCCAAGTCCGAGGGCTTCTCGGCGCACACTGCCCACGAGCTGACCCAGCGCCAGAAATCCCGCTCGCCGTGCTTCTTGAGCCGATACACGCTCGTGTTGCCCGAGTCGTGCTTGAACCACCGGGCCAGCATTTCCGGGCGTTCCATGATCCCCAGAAACTCGGCGTGATTCCCGAGCTCCATGTGATCGTTCGGAGCCGGCGAGGCGGTGCAGGCGAGGCGGTAAGGCGTCTCGGCGAAGGCCTCGAGCAGCGCCCGCTTCGTCTTTCCCGTGAACGACTTGAGGATGCTCGACTCGTCCAGCACGACACCGATCCACTGCGAGGGATCGAAGTCGGCAAGGCACTCGTAGTTTGTGATGACGAGAGGGCAGTCCGAGCCGTCCTGCCGACGGGCGTACTCAACGGTGAGCCCCAGCTTGGCCGCTTCCTTGATCGTCTGATGCGCCACGGCGAGGGGAGCGAGGATAAGCACCCGGCCACCGGTTGCCTCCGTGATCCGGTGCGCCCACTCAACCTGCATGAAGGTCTTGCCGAGTCCGCAGGCTGCGAAGATGGCCGCCCGGCCCCGCTGCAGGGCCCACGCCGTGACTTCCCGCTGCCAGTCGAACAGCACGGGGTTCAGATCGTCGGCCGGGATGGTGATTCCGTGCGACCCCGCCGTGACCAGCTTGGCGGCGAGGAAGTCTTCATACGCAACGCTCACTTTCTCCCCTTTCTGGAAACCACCCTCAGCCGCTCCGTCGGCAGGAAGTGCGTCTGCTGGTCCGAGTCCACACACCGCGCCACCCCGCCAGGCAACACCTCGAGCACCCGCAGCCGCTCCCGCTTGGCCCCGTCTCGCACTACCATGTCCTTCGCAACGGGGCTAGTCATCGTTGTCCTCAACGCAAGTAGCGCAGAGCCACATCGTTGACCCGTCGAAACAGAAGACAAGTTCAAGCGGCCCGGCGATGTCCTCGAAGTCGCCGCACCAGTCGCAAGCCCGGTCGTCGTCAAGGTCGTTCACCCCGTCACCGCCAGCAGCGTGACCTCAACACGGCACAACTCCCGAGACTCAGCTTTCAGCGCCTCGGCCCACCCGCCGATCACCAGGCGATCGTTCAGGATGAGCCCAGAGGCTTCCAGGCCGTCCACCACGGGCTTTAGACCTTCCAGGACAGCCAACGGGTCCATTTCCTGCGCTGTGGGCTTGTAGAGCTTCACCAGCACCTCCAGGGGGCCATCCAGCGGCCACTCGTACGACACGGCGTACTCAGCCGCCTCCCGCCACATGATCTTGATCTCCCGGTACAGCCGAGGGTGCAGGGTGCCGATGACGTTCGCCGACAACCACGGCACCAACTTGCCGGCCCGCTTCGCCTTCGACGCCTTGCCCCCCAGCGTCACCGTGGGATACCGCGGCCACGGCACGACGATGGTGACGGGAGCAATCGTCAGATCCGGAATGGCCTTCATTTCGGCCCTCGCATCGCCGGGTTCTCACCATCAGGGCCAACCGGGTATGTCCAGCGGATCTCATTCGGCAGCATGCGAATGGCGCCGCACTCGTAGCACCAGAGCAACGTGCCATAGCTCCCGCTTTTGATGGCCCAGCACTTTCGGTGCTGAGACTTGCAGCGCCTCACGTCTCCCCTCCCGTCACCCGTCGCACCACACTGAGCCCCGCCGCCGTGATCTTCACCCGCCGGTAGGAGACGTACTCCACCGCGCCCGCCCGCAGCAGTGCATCCGCCACCGCCCGGCCAAGCGTGACTTCGTTCGGGTTGTACTCGGCGTTGCGCAGACACGTCTGCTCGGAGATGCGCACCGACGGCATGTCAGCGATCTGCAACAGCGCCCGCTCTTGCAGCACCGTGAGCGTGCGGGCCTTCATGAGGCTTCCCTTCCGTACCGCTCGCCGCAGTCTCGGCATTCACACAGGCGCCACCAATGGTCATTTCCGAGGTCATCGTGATACGGAGAAGCGACATGCTCAAGGTAGGAATCCCCTGGCAGGATCGCGTGAGTGCAGGCTGTACAGGCATGCCGCTTGCGAGCGACCCGTTTCGTCACACGAATCATGCCGCCCCCCGCTCGCTGCCCCAAAGCTCCTCAACGTGGCGCCCCGCCGCGCAGGCGAACCGGTCGGCCGCTTCCTCCGTCATCATCCCTGACTCTCGCCACCGCTCGATCGCCCGCTCCCATGCCTGCCAGTTGCTCCCGTCCCGCACCGCCAGGGCCTTCGCCGCATCCCGCTCGCTGCCCCACTCAAGCGCCAACTGCTGGATCACCATGAGCGCCGGTCGGGCAGAGAACCCCGTCGGCCGCCAGATCGCCACCTTGGCCTTCGCCCGGCTGACTCGCTTACGAGCCTCCGAGCACGGCTTGCAGCAGTGCTGGCGCCCATCCCGCGCGGCCCGCTTACGGTAGAACTCCCCGACCGGCTTCTCAAGCCGGCAGCCCGTGCAGCGCTTCATGCCGCGTCCCCCCGCATCGTCAGCAGGAACTCATCGAAGCGCCTGGCCGCTACGGCGATGAACTCGGCCGGTGAGATCCCCCAGATTCGGCAGGTCTCCTCAGCCCGGGATGTCCGGTGCTCGGCATCCCAGCGGGCCAGCTCGTAGTCAGACTCGCCGAACGTCGCCACGCCGTACCCCGCCGGATGCACGACGATCCACTGCGGCCCCGGCCCCGCCCACGTCTTCTTGAGCGTGAACTCCAAGCCGCTCATGGCAGCTCCATCAGCCGGTGAACCTCGGCCATGTCAACCATGTCGGAACTATCAACCTCAGCTTGAGGCTCAAACTGTCCACGTAGCCGCCGAAGCTCCACAGCCGCTTCCCACAGCAGCGCCCGGGCCTCCATCAGCCGCTCGCAAAGGTCGTTGCTCATGCCGGCCTCCGGGTGGGTCGTCCGTGCTTGTCGTGCGCCGCCGCGCCAAGGTGGAATCCTTCGGGCAGCTTGAAGTTCGGGTGGACGATGAGGATGAACCGGGGGCACGCGGCGTCGGCCAGATCACTCACCCGCTGGACTTCCGCAGCAGACATGCGGCTCCCCGTCAGCGGCAGTGATCCGCCGTAGAGCGCCCGCTGGTAATGCTTGCTGCACAGCCCTCTCGCATGAACGGGCGAGCCGCAGCCCTCCGGTGCTTGGCAGGTGCTCATGCCCGTGCCCCCTTCGCTCGCTTGCGCTCTCGCCGCTGCCGCGCCCGCTGCTGTGCGTTAGTCGGTGTGAAATGCCGCTGCTGGTCCGGGTAGTCGATGTCAATGGAAACGGGCTCCTCGTGGCCCTGGCAGAGTGCATCCGCCCCCAGCGTCCACGGCCCCAGCGGCTTGCCGCACGCCGGGCAGGTAGAGAACCACTCGTTCACGACAGGTGCCGTTCGATCAGCTTGGCCGTGAGCTGCTCCAGGATCCCCTCTTCGTCGAGCTTCTTGATCCCGGCTTCCGGGGTCACGCCCTTGTAGGCGTCTCCCTGGCCGATCATGAACTCCCGGGTGGTGGCGATGGCCGCGGCGTTGCGCTTGCGGGCCTTGATCTGCTCCCGCACGTCCCGGTACTCGACCATGGCATCGCTCTCGCCGATGAGGGACTGAACGGTGTGTGGCGCCGCGGGGGCCGAGCTGGTCCGCACTTCCCCAAGCGTGGTTTCCTCGGCCCCCGCGGCATCCGTTGCCTCAGACGCTGGCACCTGCCAGTCGTCCAGGCGGTGATCTGCTCCGTCTCCCTCCTCTTCTCGGGGCGCTTCCCCGGCTGTCACTGATCTGGGCAGCGAGTCCACGGTGTCGGCCAGGAGGATGGCCTCCCGCATGGTCAGGTCGTGATCCTGCGAGATGGTGAGCACCGGCCGGCCGAGCATCTCTGAGAGCTGTGCGAGGCGCTGAGACCGCTCGGGCTCGCTGACGCTCTCGGGCCAGCGGGTGAACACTGCCGTCCGGAGCGCCTTCATGCGGCTTTCGTCAGCCCGCTCGGCCATCGGCAACAGGCCCAGCGTGCGGCGCCGGATGACGTCCTGCTCGGCAACCATCTCCCGCAGGCTGGCGTTGATGACCAGCACGGGCACGACGAAGCGGTTCGTGACGACCTTCTTTGGATCGACCCGTCGCTTGGACCGCTGCGCCAGCATCAACGTGGCCGGGAGCAAGGTGGCCCCAGACGCCGCGGCGAGTTCTATCGTGCCCAGAATCTCAGCGGCGGCGTTGAACCCGTGCGACTCCACCCGCCAGACGCCCATGCCAGGGATGTCCGGCAGCATGACATTCAGGCGAGTCGTCGGTAGGCAGGCCCGGTTGTCGGGATCGCAGACGCATGCCTGCTCGCCGATGATCTCCCGGTGCCCGTCGCAGCGCCGCCGGCAGACCGCCCCGTCCCAGTTCTCGAACCACTGCGAGAAGGCGAGCTCGGCTTTGGGCACGACGACCTCGAGCGAGGTGGCCTCCGAGTACACCTGCCACTGCGGCCCCTCGTCACTCAGCCACTCGCGCACCTGGCCCCCGAAGCGGTCAGCCACGATCTCCATAAGCGCCCGGTCCCGCGAGGTGAAGCGGAAGGCGTCCAGCTTCGCCGGGTAGCCCTTCTCGCCCTTCTTCTCGCCAAGCCGGATGCGCCCGACCTCAGGCAGCCGTGGCCGCACAAGATCAGGTGAAATTCTCGGGACCGGATACCTTCCCTGTCCGGGCTCAGCGAGTTCTTCCGACTGCCGCACCGCAATCTCCTGATTCATGCCCGTCCCCCTTCGACTTCGACTGTCGCTCACGGCAACCACTCCTCAGCCCCCACTGCCATCCGGTCGCACCAGTCCTTATCGGGCCCGCTCAAGATCCCGGCGAGACTTCCCCCCGGCGTACCGTCCACTTCCCTCGTCGATGTGCCACGCCCACAGCCCGAGAGCCACGGCCACGGCGGTCGCAACGAGGATGGCCCAGAGATAGCTCACCGGTCCCACCGGAACACGTAGTGGCCTACCAGCCACACGACCCAGTACCAGAACTTCTCCACCTGCCTCACCGCGGCCCCCCGTTGTTCAGCCAGCGCCACACTTCGAGCAGGTGCAGGAACGGTTCAAGTGGAGTGTCGACCTCGGTGATCGACCACCGACCGTCGGCGCCGAGCAGGACCACGGCGGCCTTGTCGATGGCTGGCATGGGCACCGGAGAGAACAGGAAGCCGCCCCCAGCGCACTCGCCGCATTTCACACCGTCCACCTTCCCGCTGGCGTCACACTTCGGGCACGGAACATTCGGCAGCGTCGGCACGATGATCTCGGCCCCCCGGTAGGCGGCAAGCTGCAGCTTGTTCTCGTCATAGACCCCCCGCGCCGTCTTGAAGTCGATGTCGTAGACCAGCCCATCGGCGAGCGTGGCGATCAGGTCCGTCGTTCCCGCGTAGCCGTGCGTCTCGCTGTAGAGCGAAGCCTCGACGTAGAGCGGCTTCGGGGCGCACATCCTCATGAACCCCTGGAACGCCACGCCGTATCCCTTGAGCTCATCGGGGAGCTCGGCGATGTCGACCGGCGTGCCCTTGCTCACGTTCTCAGCGAAGAGATGAACAGCCGATCCCCGCGCCGCCGACTCGCCCTTGTTGGCGTAGATCCCCTGAGCGGCCTTCTCGGGCGTGTTGTACGTCGCCGGATCATCCAGCACCAGGCGAGCCGCCGTCTTCGCCGCCCACCCCACCAGCGCAGGTTTGTTCAGCACCTTCAGCACCTCTGTAACCCGGACGAAGCTGCGCCCGCCGTACCTGTAGTGACTACCCTCCATCTCAGGCCCCCTTCTGGCGTCGGCAGATCGAGTCGCCGTTGACGTGGTGCGGGCATCGCTGCGCGGTGACTCTGGCGCCCTCGCCGACGCTCCCCCGGACGCCCACGACAAGAAGCATGCCGTAGCACTCCTGGCAAGCTGTCCCATTGATCCGCTTGGCCTCAAGCTCGTCGACGTTGATCCTGTGCCCCTTGCGACACCCCAGCGTGAACACAAGGGCGCTCATTCCCCCTCACCCCATCCCGGGTAGGTCTCTCGCATCTGGGTTTCCCACTGGTTCTCAGACTGCGGCCCGCTGTCCAGTCGGGTCATCGGCTTCGGTCGGCAGCGTGCGCAGACTTCCTCAGCCCTCGCCACCGCGGCCCTGATGCGCTCCTGGACTTCCGGGTCGTCAGCACGGGGAGACATGGGAGCTGCCTTCCTCGCTGACCGGCTTGCAGGCGGGATCGCAGACGAACAGGCTGGGGGCCTCAGCGAGCGGCTTCATGGCGGGCACGATGACCTTGCCAGCCGCTTCGTCAACCTGGACGGCCGCAGCGCCGCACCGGGCGCACGCCATGCCGTCGAGCTGCTGGGGGGTGAAGCTGGTGAGCCGCCGCAGCACCTGCAGGTCCTCACTGTACTGTTCCGCACCGGGCTCGATGATGAAGTCCGTCGGCGTGCAACTGGCGCGTCCCTCGGCCCATTCGAGTGCCTCTCGGGCTGACACCAGCGACCGCAACACGGCGTCGTCCTCGCTGTCCCGGATCTTCGCCGTCAGCCGCTGCACCTCAGCCTGAATCTCGACCGGCAGCCGCCGCACGGGGCTCATGCCTGCACCTTGGCTTCCGCCTGCTGCCCGGCCAGCTCATCGGCTGCGATGGCGAACGCCTGCGCAACCCTCGCCAGCGCATCGGGGTCCTGCGACTGCACCTGGAAGCTCCCGCACCGCCCGAAGTCGAAGCTCACGACGCCGTTCAGACCGGTCACCCATGCCTGCGGCGCCGGCTGCTCCATGTCAAGGATGAGTGCCGCCGAGATGTAGTTGCTGTGTGTCGCCATCAGCGAGCCACCACCCGGAACTGGCATGTGCGGCACCAGACGTGGGCATTGCCGGGCTCGAAGTGGTAACCCCACGAGAACTCCCTGGGGTCCTGACTCTGGTTACACCGCTTGCACTTTTGAAGCTGCGGGGTCTGCTCTGCCATGCCCTGCCCCCTTCCGGGTAGAATCCCTACCGAGCCGTTGCCCGGCCCGGGGCCGCCAGTTAGCCGCTGGCGGTCCTGCTTTTTGCGGCCTCCGAAATCATCAGCAGCATGAAGAACAGATCGAAGGCGAGCCATCCCCATGCGTGTTCGTAGGCCCGCTGGACGGCCATGAAGCCGAAGCGTTCCGCGGCCAAGGCGTACATCATGCCGACTTCGCCTTCCCGCCCTTGGCCTTCTCAGCCAGGTAGATGCGGACAGCCTCAGCTACCAGCGACATCAGCGAGCGTCCCTCAAGAGCGGCTTGTGCTTTCGCCTGCCGGTGAAGCTCGCCCCCCAACACGTCCGACGTCTTCACTCTCGCCCCTTTCGGTTTATCGGGTAGCGCAAGAGTAGACGATAAGCGGATTAGGCGTCAAGGGGGGAAGCCCGAAAAAGGTCTCTACCTCAAGATAAGGGTTAAGTCTTGCGCAGGTCGATCAGCAGCAGCCACGGCCCGAGCGGGATGAAGATCCCCCCGAAGATGAGCTTGGGGATCGGCAGTCGGTAGCGGGTTCGGTTCTGGTGGAAGCTCACGAGAGCAGCTCCCGCACCTTGACCGTGGATCCGTCGGCCCGGTCGTAGAAGATGGTCAGGTCGTCAGTATCGTGGTCCCCCAGAGCGTCTACTACCGCCCGCTGAACCCACACCGCGGCGTCCCGGCTTGAGGCGAAGTGAATCGGCACCACGACCGTGATCGGGTAGCCCTCCGTCCATTCCATCACGACGACTTGAGGTAGCCGCCAGCCACGGCAACCAGTGGCCCCGTCACGGCGAGGACGCTGGCCTTGAGCGTCAGCCCGCCGGTGGCGTACAGGGTCAGCAGCGAGCCGACAGCGAACACCGCGCCAGCCAGCGCTGCCGCCTTGATCTTGGGGTGGATGGCGGTCAGCGCCAGCGGGCCGGGCGGCGGGGGGATGCTCACTGCCCCGGAAGGTGAACACCTGCCAGCGGATCCACGTTGGCAACTTCCGACTTGAGCTCGCTCTGGAGCGCCTGAGCGGGTACAGGAGCAGCAGGCAGGACGACAGGCACCGAAGTAGGCACGGCCGCCTGCGCGGCCAGCGCCGTGACCGTGGCGACGTGCCCGGTCAGCCCCCGCACCTCGGCCAGCGTGGCCTTGCCATCGGTGACGTCCTTCCCCACAACCGCCATGGTGGCCTTCAGGTCCCCGAGCAGCGCCGGCAGCAGTCGGAGAATTGCCAAGATCTCGTCCAGCTTGGCGTGCAGCTTCTTGAACATGTCCTCTCCTCTCAGCCGATGAGGCTGTGACCAACGACCTGCAACAGAGCGGCTACTGTGTCGAATCCCCCACCCAGAAACGGTCCGATGACCGGAATGAAGTGGGTTGAGAACGAACCCAGAACAGTGAAGACTGCTGATGCCATATCTCTCTCCTCTCTACTTCGTCGGACAGATTATGGGGCACTGGACTTGCACGTTCAGGGCAGGCGTGAGACTTGGCAACGGGCTCACGGTAGCCGATTGCTTCGCCTTCGATGACGGCGCCGGGACCGACGGGATCACAATCGGCGGTGCCGGCTCGGCCAGGATCTTCGCCACGGCCGCCTGAACCTCGGCCATCCGATCAGGCGGTGCCAGCGCCACGGCCATTTCCCCCAACTTGCGGAGCACGTCGGCATTCTGGATCTGCTGGCCGGCGAGAAGGGATTTCAGAGCCGTCGTCGTACGCGCCTGCTGATCCATCGCCGCTTTCGAGGTCGGATCGGTGAAGCTGGCGATCAGGGTCGTGAGGTCGACCACCTTCTGAATCAAGGCCCGTCCCTGCGCTGAGTTGTCAGCCTGCGCCTTGGCGAGCCCGGCGAGCTGCTCGGCCAGCGACCTGATCTGTGCGTTCTGAGCGATGACCTGCTTCGTCAGCCCGGCGTTCTTCTTGGCTTGGGCGAAGGCGAGGAAGAACCCCGCCACGGCGAACGCTGCGATGACAGCGAGCCCGATCAGGGCCACAATGAGCAGCCGCACCTGGCGCTGCCCCGCCCGCTTCTCGGCCTCGTTGATCTGGGCTCGCACGACAGCCGGGTCAGTGCTCACGCTTTTCCCGATCCTCGAGCACCGCCAGCTTCACCTCGAGCGCCGACCTCGCGGCGTGCTCGGCGTCCAGCTTGTCCAGTAGCGCCGAGAGCTGGCCGTCCACCTTGGCTTGCACGTCCGAAGTCTTTCGGGTGTTCACCAAGGCTACGGCGAGCGATCCGAGCGAAGCCACCACGGCACTCCCCACCCCGGCGATAGCTGCGATCGTCCCCGTCGACGTCTCGGCCAGGATCACGGCGCATAGCGGAACAGAGCAACCGCCGTAGCCACAAGAACGAGCGTCATGCCCAACAGGAACCAGTCTCCCCTTCTCACCGCAACGACCGCACGGCCATGACGTACCAGACAACCCCCAGAGTTCCGAGTTCGATGAGAGCCGCTGGCGAGATGACCCACCAGAAGATCACGCGAACACCCGGGGGTTGACCGAAACCGTCCCCGTTGCGATCCACCACCCGCAGGAGTGGCACCTCTTGATCGTCGTCGCCTGAACCTCCCCGTACCCGCACCCGATGAACAGCGGCGGCTGCCAGGTGGTCGATGACGCCAACGCCCCTCCGCAGCTCGGGCAGCGGCCGGGCAGCAGGCAGACCAGCGCGGCCCCCGTGATCGGCTTGCGCTCGGCAGGCCCCAGCTCAAACCCCCACTGCTCGCCGAAGGTGGTCATGCCGCCGGTCGCCAGGCGACAGGCACCACGCCCGTCCATAGGTTGCCGGCCACAGCCTCGAACGCTGCCGGCGAAAGGTCGAGTACCCGGCCCGTCCAGCTTTCGGGGCCGAAGTCTTCTACCGGAACGGTGATGCTGCCGGCGGGCCCGGAGACCGTCACGAGCGTCCCGCAGGGCAGTCCCCTGGCAGCGGTGAACACCGTGAGCCCGGCAGGCAGGCTATGTCGGCCCTGGGCATCCCAGCAGGCCGAGGGCCGGGGGACGTACCAGGAGGCGAGGCCCGGCCGTCCCCCACCGGCCAGGGATGCCCTCGGTTGCGGGGGAGCTGCATCGGCGCCGGGAAGGGGTTGCAAGGAAGGGGAGCGCACACGACCCGTCGTCGCATTCCCTCCCGCTGGCGCCGCTGCCGATCCTACCTCCGGGGGCTTCGGGAGCGTGGCAATCGAGAGCACAGCGGAGGTGAGGATCGCAACGAGGGCCATCAGCCTGCTACCCAGACGGTCAGATCAAGTTCACCATGAGGCGTCCCTCCGTAGAGCTTCACCTTCTCGTCAGCGCCGATGGCAAACGAGTCCCAGCGGGGCGGAGGGACGTACCCCCCCGCATCCGATCCGTTCATCTTCACGGAGACAACGCGGCCCGCCACACCGGGGACCATGATGTTCCCGTTGCCTTGGTCGTCCAGAGCCGGGATATGCACGGGGATGCCGGTCACGTTGTCCTCCTGGTAGTGGACGGGTGGGGCAGGCACAGACTGAATGTGAACCTGAGGTTGAGACTGGGCAGGGAACCAGATACAGCAGGTCTCGTAAGCATCGTTCACGTCCACCTGAGCCCCCGCAAGGTTGATCTGGCCCCGCTGATGAAGGTGGCGCCCCTCGAACGTGCCACCCCCCCAGTCGTGCTGCCAGAAATGCCGACAGATACCGTGGTCGGACATGTACTGGCACGTCCCGGCGTTGGCGTAGCACTCAAAGCCAGCGGCTTGCAGGTAGGCGGCAATGGTCGGGTATTGACTCGAGGGCGGGTTGAAGTCCACGGCCCCGAAGATCGGGAAGCCGTCGGGAAAGCCCAAGGCCTTCGCCTGCGCCCGTGCGGCCAGCCCGTCAGCGTTGCCCGCTGCAGTCCCCTCGAGAGGCCGGTTGGCATACGTCTCCCACACGAGGCCCACGCCAAGTCCTGCCGCGTGAAGGGCCTGGCGCTCGGCGAGGCCGATCACCTTACCCGAGACCGACGGGCCCCCTGTGGCGAGGTAGCGCAGGGCGAACAGGTACCCGGCTTGCCTGATGGCCGTCGGGTCAGGCCGCCCCCACGCGTAGTCGACGCCTTGCATCATCGCCGCCATTCTCCCACTCTCACGGCCCCGACGGTGGCAAGCCCAGATCAGCCCGCACCACGGCCACAGCGGCGTTGAGCGCCCCCATGTCCTGTGTGAGCGTGTTCTCCCATCCGGCCAGGCTGAGCGCCGTCTGAGTGTCCGCCGATTGGAGCTGCGCCTCGAGCACCTTGTCAGCCGTCACCAGAGCCCGGATGTCGAGCAGGACGTTGGCCGGCCACGGTGCCCGCAGCAGGGCCTCATCCATGGCCTGCGAGGCTGCCAGGTAGGGAGCCAGGATGCGGGCCACATCGGTGCCCGTCGCGCTCGGCGGCAGGGTGAGCAGCTTGGGTTTCGCCACAGCCAGCGCCGCATTGGCCGGCGTGACGATCTGCAGGTACTGCTGGGCGTAGTCGGGGGCGGCCAATGATGTCTGGACTGGGTTCAGAGTTATACCCGGCTTGCCAGCATGCCCCCCGCAGGCAACGAGGCTGAGGGCCAGCCCGAGCACCGCCGCCTGGCGCATCACGACAGGGGGATGCTCAATATGCGCGCCAGCGCTGCAAAAGCCGGATCCGTCTGTGCCTTCTCGGCAACGATCCGCAGATCAGGCTGGTCATGGTAGGGATCAGCGACGTGCGCCGCCACGGCAGGCTCAAGGTCAGCTTGGCCGACGTTGGCAAGGATCACCGTGCCGTTGGCCGTCGTCCACACGTCATGGCCCCCAAGCTCATCCTTGAGCTGGTGGGGGATGACCTTCTTCGTCACCCCCCGCACCACAGCCGTGAACGGGGCTCTCTCGCCGGATCGTCGCTCATCCATGATCGTCTCCTACGAGATGTTGGCGGCCGGCCAGACGGTCAGGATTCGGTTGGCGAACGTGCCGGTGCCGCTGCTCACCCGGTACTTCATCCTGAAGGTGTTCGTCCCGGGGGTCAGGCCCGAAATGAGGAACACGGCGGATGCCTGAACCAGCGAGCCCGACGCCACTTGGTGACTGACCGATCCCAGGTCCGTCGCCGCCTGGGTGGAAGCGCCCGTCACAGCCACCGATGCGAAGTTTCCCGCTGCCACGGTGTTGCCCGTAATGGAGCACTGAACCATCACAACAGCAGCGGTGCCGGTCAGCAGAGAGACTGTGGGGCCGAGCGTGGCCAAATCCGTGTATGACGTTGAGGTTGTGGTCTCGCTCGTTGAAATCGGCGCTGTCACCGCTCGCGTACGCAGGTCCAAGTCGATGATGTCCTGGCCGAGCACGTTGAGCTGCGAGGCCCCCAGGACATTCAGGGCGACGAAGGTCGGGGGGGTCGTGTAGCCCATTCAGATCCCCATCCCGGGCAGCGAGTCGAGCTTGCCGTTCGTGGCGTCGTCGAGGATCATCGCCTGCGGCTCCTTGGCGAACAGTAGCCACGATGTCCGCCAGATCCGCTCCTTCATGTCCGCGCTCTCCTTCATGCCGAGGATTCTTGCAGCCTGCGAGACGGTACCGACGCCAGCCGGGCGGCCGTTGTAGGTGACGTAGTCGCCGAGCTCCCGGGCCAGCAGCGAGGCTAGGTTGCCGGCGTTGCCCAGCATGTTCAGCGTGTCGATGCGGGGTGCCGGCACCTCCGCCTGACCCAGCAGCCAGTTCGCAAGCTGCTGCGCCTCGAGGTCCAAAGTCGTCAGCGTGCTCACCGTGCCAGGGGTCCTAACCGTATAGAACTGGTTGATCGTCGCTTGCGAGGCCGACGCCGTGAACAGCGCGCCGCCCTTGCGCTGCACCAGGATCCGGGTCCACAGATCCTGGTCATCGGCGGTGATCTTGCCATCGCCCATGGGATAGGCAATCTCCGCCACGTTGTCGCCGAAAGTCCCCTGCGAGACGTTGTAGGGAGTCGTCTGCAACACGCCCCGCCCGAGGAACGTCAGCCGTCCGGCCTGGTCGACGAACATGAGCCCGTTCTCCGTCGTTGCCACCTCGTTCAGCGCCGTGGCTGGGGATTTGCCGGCGTAGTCGTCGGCAGCTTGAAGCGTGGAGACCCCAGGCTGAACATTGCGATCGGAGGTCAGCCAGCTCGAGGCGTTCAGAATGTTGGTCACCCGGGTGTCCGAGCGATCATTGAGCCAGGCCGTGCGAGCAGCGTAGTGCGAGGCCACCTGGCTCGCTGAGAGCGCCGTGCCGGCATAGAACGCCACCTCGGCCGTAGCCAATGGGATAGCGCTTCCCCCGAGCACCTCGTCTCCGGGGCCGATGGTGAGCCCTGAGACCGGAAACGCCGGGATGACATGCCCGCTGCTCACGGCAACCACTACCCCATCCATGTAGAGGCCCTGGATGCCGCTCAGCGCCCACGTAAATACGACATGATGCCAAGCTCCATTGGCGTAACCGCTGGCGGACGAGACGAAGCTGCTGGCGGGGCCCGCCACGGCGGCGAATTGCTGGTAGACGCTGCCGGCAGTATCCAGAGCGAGTAACCAGTTGGGTACCTGATTCTGGTCACTGCCGACCATGTTGATCCGCAACGTTGCGGGGGATGCAGCCTTGAACCACATTTCGACGCTCCATCCGAACCCGTAACCAAGGCTCGGCGTGACCACGTAGCCCTGGACGCCGTCGAACAGGATGGCCTTGGCTGTCGTGTCCGTGACGGGGCTGGCCTGCCCGTAGGTGATTCCGCCCCCCGAGTAGGCCGCGCTGTTCCCGTTGCTCGACAGGTCGGCGGCGGTGCCTGAGGCTCCCTCTTGAAACCGATAGTAAGCCGTGGGGCCGTCGTTGAGGATCGTTGAGGCATACACGCTCGGCAAGGTCGCCAGCCCCAATAGGGCAAGCCCGTCGATGCATGTCATGGTTACTTGGCTGTCGGTGTTGTTCCAGCTCGTGGGGTATCCCGTCGTGAAGCCGACAAAGCGAGGGTAGGTGATCCCCCCGAAGGTCGCGCGCAGCCGCACCCGTTTGCCCGGGATGACGTTCGGGTAGTTGGCCGATGAAGAGTTGAACGGGGTGAACCAGCTTGCCGTCGAGGTGCCGGCGATGTCCGTGTTGTCGAGATCGAACGTGGCCGTGCCGGGGGCCGTGGTGGACAGCCAGTTGCGCCGCCCCCGGTTGATCGAGAAGCGCCGCAGCCGGTTGGTGATGTTCACCCACACGGGCGCGGCGGCCGGCGAGGTCGTCGGGGACCACTCCAGGATCAGCGTCGGGAACGGTGTCGTGGCGACGCCGGCAAAGGTGTACTGGTCAGCCGCCCCCGTGGCGCTCGTTCCCCCCGGCGTGGTCACGGTGATGTCCACCAGGCCCGCAGCATGTGCCGGCGCGACGGCCGTGATCGTCGTGGCACTGTTCACCACATAGCTGCTGGCGTTCGTCACGCCGAACTTGACCGCGCTGGCCCCCGTCAGGTTGGTCCCCGTAATCGTCACCGAAGTGGTGCCGGATGTGGTGCCGCTGACGGGCGAGACCCCTGTGACCGTGGGGGCAGGGGCCGATGCCACAGCCTTGATGAGCACGCCGAGGCAGTAGGACTGCGTGGCAACGTTGGCGAACGTCGAGGGTGAGGCAGCCGAGCTGACGACGGGGTTGTTTATGAACTGGTTCCCGTTGGCGTCCGTAATAGCCGTGTAGCCCGCTGTGGTGCCGCTGTAGCTGCTTGCCAGCGGGCAACGGGCATGGCCCACATACCAAGCGCTGGTCGCCGGGGTGAGGCTCGGGTAGCTCACCAATGTGGTGAGGATGTTGCTGGACGCCAGCACCTGCTGGACGCCGTCCCGGCTCCATGCCGTCGAGGCCCCCAGCCCGCTCGAGGCCTCCTGCCCATCGAGGTCCATGAAGGTGCCGCCAGAGTTGGTCACGGTGATCGTCGTCGACCCCGTGGCCGTCACGGTCCCCAGCCACACCTCATGGGTATGGGGTATGGAGCCGCCGTCCACGTTTGGATCCGCCACCCGCTGCCAGCTCGCCCCCTTGGTATCTGTAACGCTCGTTACGGTGTGAACGTTGTCGGGGATCTTGACGTACAGCGCGATGCCGTTGCCGATGCTGGCCGGCGACATCACAAGCGTCTTGACGCCCGTGTCGGTGACTGCGCTGCCGACGAGGGTAGTCGCCATTATCCCTTGATCCCCGCTGCCGACTCGCTTACACTCAGCAGCACTATCGAGCTACTGGCTCCCCGTGCACAGCGGCCACAAGCCGTGGGGACAACGCTCAACCGTTGGCAGTGACCAGGGACCAACGGAGCCGCCCTCGGGAGGTACCGCCGACCGCCTAGGTCTGAGGGAGCAGAATAGAGCCAAGAGTCGGAGTAGGAGAGGCCCTTTCGGGGGCCTCTTCGCTTTCCCAGGGTGGTTGCCATCAGGCGAGCCCCAGCGCTCCCTGGCGCCGCTTGAACTCAAGGAGACCCTCGTAGATCGTGTTGGTCAGGTTGCGCTCGCTGGTGACGCTGCCCTGCACGACGACGTTGACGTAGATGTCTCCCCCGCCCCCGCCACCCGTGCCCGCCGAGCCCACGGGGCTGATCCGCTCACCCCCGTGGACCACGGCCAGCATGGGGGCACCCACGGCTCCAGGGACGGTGCCGCCAGCTTGAAAGCCGAGGAAGTGGCCGAGAGAACCGGCCGCGCCCCCGATGGCCTTCATTGCCCCCGCCACATCCGAGACGCCCTGGGTGATCGCATGGACGATGGGCTCGACGACCTTCCACACAGCCTGGATCACCGCCTGGATGCCGTTCCAGATCACGTTCCAGACAGCAGCGAGCACCATCAGGGCAGTCTTGAGGCCCTCGAGCTCGGTGTTCACAAGCCAGTGGATGATGCCGCCGATGGTGGTCACGATGGGCTTGAGAACGCCCCACGCATCGCTGACCACCTTCCCCATGAAGGACCAGACTACGGACCACACGGCAACCATCGCCAAGGCCGGCACCACGATCACGTCGTGCAGGATGTTGCCGATGAAGTGGATGACGGGCTGGATCAGGCCCCAGGCGAAGTTGAGCGCGTCGGTGATTGCCTGCCACACGCCCTGCCAGTGGTGGGCGAACTCGTAGATGATGAGCCCGATGGGGCCGAACAGCAGCGAGATGAGCGCCAGGTGACGTTTGATCCAGTCGAAGGCCGACGTGACAATGCCCTTGATGAACCCCCAGATCGTGTCCCAATTCTTCCAAACGAGGATCACGGCAACGATGAGGCCAGCGAGGATCAGCAGCAGACCCCCAGTCGAGATGTCGATGCCGATCATGGCCGAGACCGTGCCTGCCGCCATCGACAGCCACGAGCTGACCCACATGGCAGCCGTGCCGACAACCTCGCCGCCGATGGTGAGTATCTGGGGAATTAGGTTGGATTCCATGAGGGCGCCGACACCCATGATGAGCGGGCCGGCCGTGGTGATCGCGGGCCCCAGCTTGGCCCCCATCGCCCCCGCCATGTCCAGGACGTGAGTCTTCAGGGCTGCGATCTTGCCGCCGAAGGTGTCCGCCTGAGCCGCTGCCGTCCCGTGGATCTTCGCCATGACCTGACTCTCGAACGAGCCCTGCGCTGTGGCCTTTGAGGCAGCATCCTGAGCCTTGGCCAGCCGGGTATCTGCCGCCTCAAGCGGCGCGGTTTTCTGGTCGAGGTCATAGCGGGTCTTCGCTAGCAGGTCCGTATCCGACTGGTTCATCTTCAACCCCGCCGAGAGCTTGTACGTCTGGTTCTCAAGCTGGCTCTCGGCCGCCAGCACCTTGTTCGGGTCCCCGCTCGCCATGGCGGCATTGACGGCAGCGTGGGCCGCCGCTAGTTCCTTCGCCCCGGCCGCCGTCAGCCCGTACTTGGTTACGAGCTTCTCCTGAGTGGCCGCAGCGGCTACGTTCGCAGCCTCGGCAATCTTCACCTCAGCCTCGTCGGCCTTCTGCGCTGCCGCCAGTTCGGTCGCAGCGCCCCCGGCAGCCTTGGCATCGATGCCAAATTGCTTGAGGGCCTTGCCAGCCCCCTGGTGGATTTTGAGCACCACATCAGCCGCGTCTGCCAGGGAAATGTGCTTCTTGGCTGCCACCTCGCTCACGAGGCCCATCTCATCGGTGGCCTTGCCCGTGTCGCCCAAGGCCGTCGTCAGCTTGGCAAGGGCCTCCTTCGTGTCGGCAGCCCCGTGGGCGTTCTTCTCGCCAGCCGTGACTGCCTTGTCGATCTTGCCGGCGAACTCCTCGTAGGAGCCGCCCGTGTTCTTCACGGCCACCTCAAGAGTCTTGCTGGCCTGTTCCTGTTTCTCGCCGATGGCCACACCGATGGCACCAATGCCAGTCAACGCCGCCCCCGCCCCCACCATGACGGCGCCCGCCTTCTTCGCGCCGCCTTCGAGTTCGCCGAACTTCTCCTTGATGTGGTCGAGTCCCTCTCGGGCTTTTGAGGTAGCTTCGGTCAAAGGGCCGAAACCGGCGGCCAGCTCACCTAAATTGCCCTTGAGCATCCCGAAGGAACCACCCAGCGCGGCGAACTTGGAGGTCGTCTTCTCATGCGAAGTGTCGATATCCTTGAGAACGCGCTTGATCTCATCCCCGTTGGCCCCGTAGGTGATGATGAGCTGCTTAGTCCCACCGCCTGCCATCAGGCGAACCAGCCGTAGGCGGTCATGACGGGGAGCAGCTCTTCAGTGACGATCTGCAGGATCTGGTCCGCCGACTCGTTGAGCGCCCGGTAGCCGAACCGGGGGGTGGCGCCCCACTTCTCGAAGCCCTGCCAGCGGCCGTGGGAGCCGAACTCAGCCCCCGGCGCATAGACGGGCTTGAACACGACTCGCCCCTTGTTGCCGCCGGCGAGGATTCTTCCCGATCCCGCAAGTTGACCGCCATGCTTGTCGCCAGTTTCCGGTGAGCCTTTTGGCGCATAGCCAGCCGCCTTCGCCAGCACGGGCGCGCCTGCTTTCTTCATCGCCGCGGTGGCTTCCTTGGTGCTCCCCGCAGCCTTCTTCAAGTCAGCCCGGAAGGCGGCATAGTTGGCGATGTAGAGGGTTCCGGCCATCAGCGCTTCCCGATCTGGCGTTCCCAAGCGGCTTGATCTGCCGTCTCCTGGTCCTTCTTCCGCCGCTGCCACCACGCTTCGAGCAGGGTTTCCTGCAGGTCCTCCGGTGCCGCCCAGATCGGCAGGCTCGTTTCGACGCACGCCACGGCCATCAGCCAGAGGGCGCCGCGGTAGGGTCCGGCACCTCTTCCTGTTTGTCGAGGTCGAGGGCGGCGAGGCGGGTGGACCAAACCTCCCAGGATTCAGTGGGGTTTCCGTTCGCCGCGGCGTTGCGATTCCAGACGCACCAAGCGAAGAACGCCGTGTCCTCGCTGCGCATCATCGCCGAGCGATCCTCGAAGGACATCTCAGCGAGCGCCTTCATGCGAGCCTCTTCGCCGCCCTCGCCGTTAGCAGACTTCTCGGCCTCCTTCATCTGGCGAACTCCCACCATCAGCCGGGCAGACAGGGGGAAGCCAAAGCGGCGCTCGAAGGCGATCTCGTCGGCGGTACAGCGGAACAGGCGGGTGGTGATGATCTGCTCTGACTCATCCGTGAACGTGTACGTGAGCTTCAGCAATGGCAAGGCCATGGGCGCCTCCGGTGATGGGTGCTCGGATGCCCCGTGACGGTCGGCCGGGGGACGGGGCGTCTGTCCGGCCGCGTGGTGAACGTGCTAGGTAATGGTGGCGAGACCGTTTCTCAAAACTGCGGTCAATCCAGCGCTACCGGTACGGGGGTCGAGGATCGAACCGGTGACGACGACTTCCATTGCACCGCCCTTGGGATCGCCGGGCGGGAACGCCACCATTAGGTTCGACCGGGCGCCCGTGATGGTGAGGTCATGCGTGCTGGATGTCACGTTCTCAAGGAACTTGACCGACCAGACGGCGTAGTAGGGCACCTGCGCGATGGCCGTGCCCCCGCTTGCCCCGGTGATCGACTTCTTGAACCATGCCAGGTCGTCGGGGACGATGGTGAAGCTGATCTTGCCGGTCTGCTCCCCCACACCGAAGTCATCGGGGGTGATCTTGTAGGCAGGGATGATCGGCGCCAGCCCGTTGGCAATCTCGATCGAGCCCTTCGTCACCCGCATGTTGACCGAGTCCAAAGTGAAGGTGCTGGCAGCCTGACCGGTCGAGTAGAGAGCCCCCGGCGTCACCTCGTCATCGGTGTTGGTCGGGGTCCAGGCGGCGGCCCCCAGCGTCAGCGTGCAACCCTTGATGACGACGGCGACCTTGATGAGCGCCATGTCGAAGTCGATCTTCACCGAGTCGATCTTGCAGTCGGCGATGTTCAGGTATTCCGTGTTTGTCCGGCCGAAGAAGGTCCACCAACTTACGTCGCTTGTCGGCATTGTCAAAGTATGGGTCCATGGGTCCCCGCTGCCGCTGTCCACGTTGGTGCCCATCACGCCGAAGAGAAGCTGTGCGATGGCCCGGGAGAAGCCGAGCGTGGTGAAGCCGGCCCCCGGAACGATCTGCTCCCGGACAGCGGCGGCACTCATGCGGCTGGCGGCTGTCACGGCGACATCGGGCTCAGTCAGCGGCACGTCGCCGGCGGCACCCGACTCCACGCCGTAGATGACGACGGGCTGTGTGGCGGCCGAGCCCTTGGCCGATTGCTTGGCAAGCCCAACCTGCAGGATCCGCTTGTTAAGGGGCATCGGGCATCTCTCCGGGCTCGGGCTGCTCGGCTACCTCTTCGGCGAGGCCGATGGTCGTCAGGTGCAGCAGGGCGGCCTCTTCCTGTTCGCTGCGAGGTGACACCTCGCCAGCGTCAAAGCTGAGGTCGATCGGGCCGTGCGTTCCGTGGTGGGTCTCGATGTGGACGGGCTTGCTCACGCGGTAGCGGGTCATGCTGGCCGCCGATCCTCACCCCATGAGCATCGCCCCACTTCTGAGACGCCGTGGTGCCGTGGCACCTCCTGGCCCATGGTGCAGACGGCGCACATGAGTCCGCCAAGCTTGCCAGGGACGAAGTCGTGAGCCTGCACCAAGCGGTCTACTGCTGCCCGCTCCTGATCCCTGTTGTTGCGAAGACACGCACCGCACATGAGTCCGCGGCCGACAAGGTCGGGCTCAACACACTCGCAGTACTCCCCGCGGTCGGATGATGCTCTGGCCCGTATGGCGATACCCAAAACAGGGCCGTATGTGCCGTGCTCGGCTTCGGTGAGCGCTCTGGTCAAACTGGGATGCTGGACCATCTCACACCTTCACCGGTAGCTGGCTGGCGAGGGCATAGCGCATGTAGACGATGTCGACGTCGGGCAGACCCGTGGGGCGCGGCAGGGTGGGGAACGCCAGCGTCATCGTGCCCCCCTCGGTGGCGACAGAGGTTGCCCGCTCGGGCATGTCGTCGCGGTTGTTGAGCCGCCTGGCGAGGTAGCGGGTACGGATGAGCAGTGCCCGAGCGAGGTCCCACGGCGGGGCATCCCAGCGGCCGTGAATCAGGTAGACGTCCCACGTCCCCTCGTCCCAGTTGCGGTTGTCCTGCCAGATCACGGCGCCTTCCTGCAGTTGCAGGAGAGCCAGTTCGGCCGAGGTCAGGGGGGTCAGGTTCGGGCGGGTAGCTGCCACAACGGTGCGCGGCCAGGGGTCGGGGCAGATAAGGCGCCGTCCCCCCGACTGGATCCCGTTGTGGGTCATGATCGGGATCGGGGGATACCCGATGTTGTCGACGCACTCGTCTTCGGCAGCCTCGAGGGCAGTGCGAAGGATGTCCCAGTCCTCGAGCGAGTCCAGCTCGTCATCGTGGCGCAGCACGTTGAGCGCCACCAGGCGGCTGTTGACCACGTAGACGGGCACGGGCTCGATGACGGTGCCGCCGGCCACGGGAGCCGTCCAGGTGGCGTTCAGAAGCTCTGGCGCGCTGCCGGGGGCGGCGATGGTGGCCTGGTACTTCCCCGCCGCGGGGTTGCTCACCGCCCCTGTTGCCACGGCCAGCCCGTCCCGCTGGCGGCTCACGCTTACGGTGACGCTGCCCGTCGAGTTGGTCAGGTTGCCGTCGGCGTCCTCGAGGCGCCAGTAGATCGTCCCCGGCCGGCTGGCGAGGATCTTCACCAGGAGGCGTCCAGGGTCACGCTGTAGGTGAAGGACTGGCCGGCAGATCCGGTGATACGGGATCGGTACTGGACGTAGCGGGGCAGGGCGAAGACGGCTCGGAAGGTCCCCACGGCGGCGATGGTCGTCGGGTCGGACCCCCCGGAGTCGACGTAGGCGACGGCTCCTATGGTGCCGATCTTGAAGCCCTGCGAGATGGTCAGCGTGACGGCAGAGGCGGTAGCCGTCGCCGCGGACCCCAGGACTGCCGTGGAGATACCCGTTGCGGTGCCTGTGGCAGCAGTAGAGGAGACGTTGGACGCCGTATCGGCATAGGTGAGGGTGCTTCCGGTAGTCCCCGCCGTGGCGACGTAGGTGCCGTTGAACGTCGCATCGACACCCGCCACGACGACCACCTGACCGACGGAAATGCCGTGCGCCGCAGCGGTCGTCAGCGTTGCCACGTTGGTCGTGAGGGCCTTGTTGGTCACGGTGGCGGCAGGCACGGCGACGATGACGGAGGCGATGTAGTCGGCGAGCGGGATGCCGACCCCGGCAATGTTCGATCCAACGTCGGCGGCGGTAAATAGCGCTGTGGCACTACCGACCGACGTGGACGTGTTGAAGGTGACGCCGTCGGTGACGGAACGGGTCGTCCCGGTGGGCGAGCCGTAGAGATCCACCAGCAGGGTAGGAGTGGTACCAGCCACCGCGGTGACAGCGACGTCGATCTCGCCAGCGGGGACGTCACCAAGGTCGACCCAAGCCCCCGCGGTACTCGCGGTCTCGGCCCCCGCGGCCTTGAGCGTGAAGGCTGGCCGGTTGATCCAGCGGCCGAGTGCTGTCGACTGGGGCATGGGGCCTCCTTACTTCTTGGGCGACGGGGCCACGTCCGGTCCCGGTTGCTTGAGGGTGGTGCGCACCCGGGCGGCCTTGAGTTCCTCGAGCTCGGCTGTCCGCTCAGCGAGGGTCTCCTCTGGGTTGCGGCGGGCCAGCTCTTCCTTGAGGCTGGCAATCTCCCGCTCCATCTCGTCGAGACGGGCGTTGGTGTAGTTGTCTCCGAGCAGGCCGGCGATCGGCACGGCTACCTCGGCCCCCGACGTCGGAACAGAACCGGCCAGGGCGACATCCTGGGGGCTCTGGCTCATGCGCTCGTGCCAGATGATCTTCGCTCCCTTGGGCACCACGCCCCGGATGTCGCCGGTAGGCATGATCATGATCGTCCGGCCATCGGGGAGCTCGGCGTGAAGCCGCACCGTGGCGACCTGTTCATCGCGGATTCCCTCTGCGGGACTTTCCACTCGCTGGATGCGAGTGAGGCCCGTGGTGTCGATTTCCACTGCCATGCTCAGCGTCCTTTCTTGGGCTTGGGTTTGGGCTTGCCGCCTGAGCGGTCGGACCATGGGAGGTCGATCAGGATGACGGCCATGCTCAGAGCCCCGTAAGACTCGTGAACCAGACAGGACGCTTGCAACCAAAAGCCGCACGTCCCTCGGCTTTCACCGCGATCTGACCCCGGAGGAAAAGGTCCGCATGCTCCGAACTGGCCATCACGGCGACTCCCTGACGAGTCCAGATCGTTGCCCAGCGCCAGTCGGCCACAACACCCGTTCCCTGGGGAAAGACGGGGGTGGGCACTGGCCGGAGACCCCAGATGTTCGGCGGCTCGCCGATCTTGAAGAGGTAGTTGCCCAGCGAGTCTTTCTGCAAGGTGAGGCTCTGGAGGTCGGTCGGGTGCAGACCGACGGCATTGGGCTCGCCGAAGGCCAGCCGGATCTGGGTGATCCCCTTGTGTACGCAATCGAGCCAGGTGTCCGTGCCCCTCGCCTGCGTGTTGATCCCCGACGTGTTGAGGATGCCGTTCCATGGCGTACCCGTGCCGTTGACGATCTGGTACTCCACTGAGCGCTCGTAGTCGCCCATCAAGTCTGCGTCGATCAGGTCCTGGAGCTGGCCTTCGTCCTGTAGCTGCGCTTCGGTCACGTACGTGTAGGCACCGATGCGGCTCACGACGACGTTGACGTTGATGACGGTCAGCGAGTGCTCGGGGAGCAACGTGCCGTAGGCAGTGGCCGCCGCGGCGTCCGTCCTCGCCGTCTGCTGTTGATAGTCGATGCTCACTGAGTCGGTCGTCGCCATCGAGATCATGTCCAGCAGGACCACCGGACGGGCGGCCAGGGGAACGAACTGGTCGGGCTGGCGCTGCGACCAGGGCAGGTTGGTCAGGGTGACAGCACGCTGGCGAACGCCGAAGTGGGAGTCCTTGGCCTCTTTACGGGTCATGACCTCGACACCGTTCTTGAACTCGGAACCCCAGGCCACCTCAAGCTTTGCACCGGACTGAACGGCGGTGCGGAACTTCACGTAGGCATCGCTCGCCGTGAACCGCTCGCCGTATTCCAAAGGTGAGAAGGTGCCCTGAGACGTTGCGGTTGAGCCGTTGGCGGGAACCGGCCCCTCTTTGGTATCGGGGGTCCCGGCGAGTCGACCGTAGTTCGCCTGGGCGAGGACGATCCTGCTCCGGAGCGCATCAGCCGGCTTGTACATCGTGTCGACCTCTTCGAAGATGTGGGCGTCCCGCAGCAGGACCATCGGATCGTCCACCGAGGCGGCGATCTCGCCCTTGCGCTTGTCGGCAGCCGCCCGCAGCCGGGCCTCTTCCCTCTGGTCAGCCTCGATTGACTCGGACATCTGGCGTAGCACGTCTGCGGTGATGACCGCCATTCAGCTCCTCCTTTCGGGTCGGTAGGCCCGCTGGAGAGCTTCCACGGCCTTGTCTTCGGTCAATAGGTTCTGCCTCACGGCGACGAACATCCGGTGCACTTCTTGGTCGCTGAGGGTAAGGGGGCTCGGGGCGCTGCGGTTCTTCTCCGCTTCGATGTCCTCGAGCGTGCGCAGTTCAGGCGCTTCCAGGCCGTCGTCGGTCAGGTGCTTGGCGACGTGGTCCCAGACTCCCTGGCGGTCACCGTCGGGAATGGACGATCCCCCGCGGCCCCCGTTCAGCGATGCGATGGTTGACGAACAGGCCGAGGTATTGGCCGCCCCGACGGTGCCGTTGCCGTCGACCATGTGGTGCGGGAACTTGTAGGCGCTCTTGGTGTCGGGATCGGCGTCGGAGTCGACCCAGGCGTACATCTGGCGGTATTCCTTCTCGCCGTCTTCGTTGTTCAGGTTCTTCTCTTGCTCGGCACCGTCCCACGCCTGTTCAACCGTCGCCGTGGAGTGAGGCGGGATGGCCCCCCGCTTGCGAGGCGCCTTGCCGCCGACGTTCGGGGTGACCCTGCGGCGCCCCTTGGCCCGGTAGACGCTGGTCTGCCCGTCTTCGTCGGGATCAGGCACGCCGAGGATGTCCAGCAGCTTGTCAACCGAGAGGTCGGCGGCCTGTACGAGCGCTACCGCCTGCTCGGTTTCCCCGGCTGCGAAGAGGTCGAGGGCCTCGTCAATGGCAGCATCGACGGCTTGAGCGCAGGCCCCCGGGTCATCGTCGTCGGCGGTGTCCACGTCACGCCGACGCGCCCCCCGTGGTAGGAGTAGTGCGCCGTGACCGGAACGGGTCAGCCCGCGTTTGGCGAGCCTCCCGCCGGCCCGGCGCACACTGATCGTCTCCGTGCCGGGATTGGCCCCCATGACGCACGACGACAGTTCCACGAGCTGGCCCTTGTCGACCACCTCGACTTCCTCGCCATCCTCCTTTTCGACGTGGGTGTCGAGGGCCAGGTAGCCGATGCTCCACTCCTTGATGGCGCCAGACTTGAGGCCGCGCCAGATCCGCAGGGCCAGGCCGTCGTCGATGTAGAGCTGGCCCCGGTTGCGCAGCTCAGTGCTCGAGTCGGTCCACGTCCCGTCGCCGACCGGTCCCTGCTCCCAGCCGTGCATCCAGAAGTAGGGGGCCAGCGGATCCTCGCCGATCGAGTCCGTGAAGGCGCCGGGGGCAATGCGCTCCTTGGTCTCCCAAAACCAGTCCATCACGTCGTAGGTGAGGCCGTAGACGCTGGCGACGGCCTCGACCGCACCTTCGCCGACGTCGGGCAGCGCGCGCATGCGGACGGGTCGCTGGCGGTATCTCACGGCATCCGGCATGTTGGCGAAGAGGCTAACCACCCGGTAGACGCCCTAGTCCGTGCGGAGTAGGATCACCCCCAGAAAACAGCAGCCCCGCAGCGATGGGAGTCGCCCGGGGCCATGTGCCAAACCTTGTACAGGAAGGTCGGCAGAACTTGCATCATCATACCCGCAAGCCCTTCACCCCCGTAACCCTTCCGCCGTAGTCCCGCGCGCCTCTGCCCGGTAAAGGAAGCCGGGGCGGGCAGGGGCCGCGCGAGTTCCCCGGCATGCAGGTTTGGGAACCTGCGCTGCTAACGGCAAGGCGCCGAATCCCTACCGGATACGGAACCTTCCAAGGCAACCTTTCTCTTAGGCCCCATATGTCCGGCTTACGGACTCCTCAATTCTGGGGGGGACCTAGGGGGGGCTGCCTTGGCTTCGGCAACCGATCCTCCCGGATGAGGGAAAGCCCCAGGGGCTCAGAAAGAAGAGACAAGGCAGACCGCGAAGGAATGTTGCTCAGTGTCGGCGTTCCTCGCCGAACAACGGCGGCGCCAAGTAAACTCGGAGCCAGAATTCCCGCCAAGGGGCGGAGGCGTCGAAGCGGCTACAGCTTGGGAAGTGCCCTCCAGTCGAGCGTGGTGAGGGACGGGTCTGACGGAGCCGAGAGTCCGTTGCCAAGGGCCGCAGAGCCGAAACCCCGCCAGCGGTCAACCGGCGCCGGGATGGGACAGACTCGACTTGCCTCCCGGGCCGGGCGCTGCCTCAGCGGCTCTTCACCACCGCCATAGCCCAAACCTCCCCCTCCTCATCCGGTTTCGTCGCCGCTGCGAGAGCGTTCACGGCGGCCGCCACGCCGTCGATCTTGCCCGCTGAGCGTTTACGGTCGGGCTTCTGGTTGCCGCCCGAGTCCTTGGCGGCGATGGCGTTGCCCACCATCCAGCGCAGGACGGGGTTGCCGCCGTGGTGAATCCGCCCGGCGAGCACGAGGCGGATGAACAGGTCGGTCGGCTCCCCCAGCTTGGCGAAGGTCTGCGCCAGGTCGTAGACGTCGAGCTGGTCGTACTCCTCCCGCAGCAGCACGCCGAGCTGCTTGGACTGCCAGGGATCCTTCGAGAGCCGGATGAGGTTGACTGTCCGGGCCCACAGGTCGATCTCGCTCTGGATGTCCCGGTCATCGATCACCCGGCCGGGCAGCACGGTCAGCCACCCCTCGCGGCCCCAGTTGGCCAGTTGCTCCTTGAGCGGCTTGGCCCACTCGCGGGCCTGTTCGCCGAAGGCCTCTTCGGGCACCCAGAAACGGGCCAGCAGGTGGTAGCAGGTCTCTTTCGAGCCTTGGCAGCCGGACTCCGGGCAGGTGCCAGACTCGTTGGGGAACAGCCCGATCAGAGCGTTCACGTCAACGCTGCCGGCGAGGTCGAGCCCCCCGTAGCAGGTGCGGCCGGCCAGCTCGTCAAGATCCTTGCGGATGCCGGCGGCCTGGTCCCACGCCTCGAGCGTGACCAGCTTGTCGGTGCGCTCGGCTGCCCGGGGCAGGTGAACATTCAGGTACAGCCGTTTGAAGCTGACCACCTTGGCCGGCGAGCGGGCAGCTTCGGCGGCCACCCGGCGCATCTCGTCAATGGCCCGGGGATTGAAGCTCGTCAAAGCTGGGTTGACACGTTTCCAGAGCTTCTCGTCGCGCCACTTGTCGCCTTCGGTCTCTTCGGGGGAGCAGAATCTCATGTAGACGAAAAGGTAGGGGTCTTCAATGACGCCTCGAACGACGTCTAAGGCATAGTTGTGAAGTTCCCACTGGACATGGCCAGGCTCATCGAAGCCAGCGGTGCTGAGGAGGACGTAGAGCGGCTCATCACGGGCGCCGAAGGACTGGTCGAGAAGGTCGGCGAGCTCCCTGGCCGGCTGGCGGTGAAGCTCGTCGAGAATGACTACGGACGGGTTGATCCCGTCGATGCTGGGGACATCACCGGGGAGCACCTTGTAGACGCCGTTGCCGCGGCGATCCCAGATGACGCCGTGGTGGGCAATGCGGGATCGGTTGACCGTGCTGCGCTTCCGCAGGACAGGATTCTGCTCCACCATGTCTCCTGCCACGTTGAACACGTAGCCAGCCTGTTTCTTGTCGCACGCTACACTGAAGACTTCCGGGCCCCCCTCGCCGTCGGCGTAGAGGGCATAGACGGCGATCCCAGCGCCGAGCTCAGACTTCCCCGTCTTCTTGGGGAGCTCGATGTACGCCTTGCGGTACTGGCGCACCCACAGGCTTTCGTCGGTGAGACGCTCCATGCCGAACAGAGGCCGGATGATGTCGTCGGCCTGCCAGTCTTCGAGGATGAACGGTGCCCCCCGCCATCTTCCTTTTGTGTGCTTGAGGTGCTTGCGGAAGAAGTCGACCGTGTGCTCAGCGCGGGCCTCGTTGTAACGAGTAATGAGCTGGCCCGGCGCGGGAGTCTCCATGTGCCAAGAGTCAACCCACGGTAGACGGCTGGACTCTGCCGTCTGCACTCTCTAGGATTGGGGCCGTCCCGTGGAGGAGGGCTCCTCGCAAGCCTCATAAGCTTGAAACGTCCAGACGAGACTGGGCCGGGGCAACGGGGGATTCTTCATAGCGAGACCGGGATATCCGCCCCGGCGCCTGGTCGGGCGAGCCCAGGACCTGACAGCCGGGAAAGACCGGCACCTACCCTCAGAAGAACACCAGCTCGCCCGACAGCAGGACCGGGATCTCCGGGGTGTCCGTGACCTT